TATCCCGCCGCTGGTCTGGAGAGGGCGGTAGTTGACCTCTATCTTCTTCTGTATAGTCTGCATAATTAGAAAGTTATATAATTCATTGTCTCATAATTGTTCTGCCCGTCACGCAGCAATACCCGTGCGATGAACTTGCACCCGGTCATGTTCATATAGTCGGGGCCGAGGTCGTTGACCGTCAGCGGCAGTGACTTGCCGGTTTCCGCGTGTGCGACCGCCCAGGCGTTGTCCTCGGTGACGTTGCCCGTGTCGCGCGTCCACTCCACATCACTGTCAAGGATATGCGTCGTCACATCACGGTTGTACAGCTCACCGGTAATGGTGAGGGTGGTCGCAAAACGCTCCGCATCGAAGTACCAGCCGTTGCTGCTCTCAATGTCGATGCTGAAATCCGGATTGCCCTCGACCATTGCCCAGCCCGCTGCTCCGTACTTCGGTTCGTCGGTAGTGTCGGAAACAAGACACATCCACTTGCATCCGTAGTGCCACACGGTATCGTACATCATCACACGTACGGTCTCGGTCTGTGCCTCGCGGTCGGCTTGGTAGGGTTCTGCTCCCGTGGCGGTCTCCATGCTCCACTCGCCGCGGTCGTTGGCGATGCGGGGCAATACGCCTTGGAAGTCGATGCGGTGGATGTCCTGCGCTACCAATCCCCGAACGTAGATATAAGAGTGCAGGTAGTTGATGGGCAGGTTGTCGAACAGAGACAGATGCTTCAGCCTGCCGACGATCACCGAATAGTTGCTTTCCTCAAGGATGGGTTTTGTGACCCCGTTAAGCATGCAGATACAATGCTCACGGGATGACAGATACCAATAACCCTGCCGTTCAGTATCAACCGGGTTGCCACGGTGTGATAATATCATCAACGGCTCAGGAGGATAATTCTTGCCACCCGGCACCTCGCTATCAGGGTACATCACAGCGTTGATCGTATTGGCTGAGATGTCAACATGCAAGACACGTAGCCAGGAGGTATAATACTTGCCGCCACCTGATGCAAGGTCATTGACAACACCATATACAACATCGTTTTCTGCCAGTGCAGTAAAGTCGTTATCCCACCGTTTCTTCATCTTCAGGCTGTATGTGCCGTCTTCAAGCTGCGATACACTTTCGATGGTACCGGACTCGGAGAAGGAATAGTCGCTCTCCATGGCAGAGAGACGGTTGAAGATAAGTTCAAGGACAGTAAGGGAATCGCGGACTTCAAGGCGTTCAAACTGCGCGCGGCCGTCAGGGAATATTCCGGCACCCTTGCCTGCGACCATAGAGTCGATAAACTCGCCGAACTTCAACAGAAAATTTGTGCCGTCAGCTCTGTCTTTCCTCAGAAAAATCTTCTCCAATTCTTCAGGGGAGTATTTGGATAACAGATTCAAGATTCCGACCAGCGTGCGGCCTACACGTTCCGCCGTATTCTCATTCTCCTGGGTAGCGTACCGTACCTGTAGAGCAAGTTCCTTGAGTATGTCAATCGTATCTGCCATATTATGAAACAAATGCCTTCCGGCAGTTCAAAGCTTTATAAGGTTCGGACAGACTAACAGCCGCAACCACGCCATAAAGCTGGTTATCATTGTTCACCACATAATCCGCTTCCACATCTTCCAAGGAAAAAGCGAGCCACAGCCTTTTCATCCTTTTGTCTTCCAAAATTTGGTTGAGCAGCTCATCAAGAATACGTTCGCACTTGTCAAGGGCAGCCTCTATCTGCTCATAGTCGGAGGTGTCGGACACATGCTCCACAATGAAGAGCAGGTAATCGCGGTCTTTTCGGTATGCACCCGGATTACCACCGTAACCGAATCCTGAGCCACGGTCCACAATCACTGCTGGATAGTGGAGTACGCTGTCCAGTGCCGTATGCTTCTCCCGTTCTGATGAGAGGAAGTGTACTTCATCATTCTCCTTGTGTCGTATATCGACATGCCTTTCAGCCAGCTTCTCTATGTATTCCGAAAAAGTCATTTCTTCTGTTTTTGAGCGTCACGGATTCTTTTATTCAATATACGGAATGCCGTTGCCACCGGCATTGCCTGGTATTTCTCCATCACTGCCACATCGTCACCGACAAAAGCGTCGAAGATGTCGAGCCAGTTGACAGACGGTGCTGTTGGTCTTTTCCGCTTTTCCTCCGGTTCATCATCCAACGGAAAGAGGAAAGGAAAGGCCTTTGAAAGCCACCTCTTGACAAAAACGTAGTTCAGGAATACGGCATACTTGACGTGTCTGTCAATCCTTGCCACCTTTGCTGTCCGTTTTTGCAGTATCAGCGGTTTCTGCCTGCTAAATAAGCCGTTTTTCCCACCCGACGGTAGGACAATATATTCGTTGTCCTTCAAATAGAGCATTGATACGAAAGTGTCCAGCGAGGCATCCTTGCCGTCACGGACATATCGGTTGAAAGCCGTGTCCACGTGCATGAAGTGCTCGAAACACATCCCCTTCAGGCGTTCGCCCGGTGCTTTCAGCCCGGAGACGGCAGGAAGGATAAAGCGGTCCATCCGGACACGGCAGTCGCTGATGAACTCCACCAGTTCGCTCAGCTTATAACTGTAATAGGTGTCGGAACCGACCCCGGACGGCAGGGAATAGAACTCCTTCAGGAAGGAGGGTTCGTCCATTTCCTGAAGATAAAGCCGCGAGACGAGCAGGAACTGTGCCGGTGTCAGTTCCTCCCATTTCTGGGGTACCCGACGGATTATCTCATGGCGGATTCCGAATCTACGGTATGCAATGCGAAGCTCCCTCATGTCCAGAATGTGCGTTTATGGTCATTGTCCCGGTCGTATATCTGCCTGGGATCACCCTCATAGAAATTCTCAAAGCAACTCCGTACCGTACGCAGCAGAACGGTCATGTACATGTCCGCATCCGCTTTCAGATTCTGGATCTGTACGGCGATACGCTCCGTATCGACGGGTCTCTTCTCCTCATTGCCCTTCTCGCCCGGCTGTACAGCGGTGAAGTACAGCCCCCGGTCCGTGACGCTACCCGTCTCCATCAGCAGCCGTCTGACCGCCATTGCCACAATGTAGCGGGAGCAGGAAAGGCGCAACCGCTCCACGCTCTTCCGGGCTTCTTCGTCTTCTGGGGGATTTACCAGCCCGTCAATCAGATGCTCATACAGCTTGTCACCGATGGCCGGCTGAAGGAGCATCTCCTCGGCAAACTTCAGGTGCGGCTGCAGGCGAAGGAAAACAATCCGGCTGCCATTGATAAAACAGACGTCATTGACATCCGCGGTACTGCGGACAATGGCCGATTTACGGTCCTGATAGGCCTGGGAGGACGCGAACTCCGGATATTCGGCTATATGGGCATACAGAAACTCAAGCAGCTCGTCGAGCGCATTGAACCCCTTGTTGCGCAGCGATGCCCGCAGGTTATCTTCCTGGTACTTGTACACCTGCTGGAATGATTCGCCGTTGTCGGATTTCTGACGTTGGAATCCCGCATCGGTGATACGCATGCTGATTTCATCGAAATCGTTCCAGAACGCCAGGTTCGCGTTCGCGCGTTTGCAAATCTCCAGCAGGCGGCTGTCCAGTTTCTCCCGTTCGGTTGCCCCTTCGGTATTCTGTTCCAATACATCCGGATTTGGACCGAATTCGTATATCTCGACTACTTCGCCTGCCATCGCATCGCCCAATAACGGTACGAGGTATTGTCGGAAAGCATTCCGAAGCGGTGCCTCCATCATGTCAAAGGAGATGGCGGTGTTCACCTTCATCACCGCTTTCAGCTCCTTGCCGTTGTTCCATTTTTTTGCACTGAATATCATTAGCTCAATGTTTTTTTGGTACTGCTGCCGGTATCGAGGGTTACTAAAACGGTATTGCGGAAACGCAGCTCGCATTCCGGCATGCCGTTCATTTTGATATAGAGTTCTATAGGGTCCAGGATATTCTGCCGGTCAATCCACGCGTTGGCAATGTTCACAAGGAAAGCCTCACGGATATTGGAACCGCCCTGGTTGCCGGCATAGGTGCCACCGGGCATACCTGCACCGAGCACATTCGGATTCACCATCAATGCAAACAGAATTTCCGAGTTGGCGGCTGCCGACACCGGAAGATTGTCACTGCCCTGGTATTTGTTCTCCAGCGGCTTGATTTTCCACTCCTCCTCAATCCTGCCGTTCATCTCATTCACGGCATAATGCGAGAAGATGGGCTTCTCCGCATTGTCCGGTCCGCAAAGGTTCTGCTCCACAGAATCCATGTACTTCTGTATGGCCGCCTCACGTTCCTTGGCAGAATAGTCCTTGGACGGGTATTTCTTCTCCCAGTAGGAATACGGTATCTGTACATGCCACTTCCAGGTTATCTGGTTCTTGTAGGCTTTCTTGAGGAAATGGGGGATAAGATGGGCTATCTCCACCCATCCACAAACGTAGGCGGGCCACCAGATGGGCATGCCGTAAAGGTCGTCATTGCTCCAGCTGTCGCGTACCGGCATGATGAAACCATCCTTCACCTTTCCGGCAAACTTCAACACTTCAGCGTGCATCTGCGGGTCGTATTCGGAGAGCACATCCAGCCTGGTGTATTGTCCCTTGTCCGGACGTTGCGGCCAATATCCGGAAACGATGCACTTGCAGGCACCGTATTCGTCCATTTCGGAATAACGGCGGTAAAGCGCATTGACCGGATTGACCCCTGCAAAAGAATTGCCGGCAGCCGACGGCACAAACTGGACGGCACCGTTACCGAATTTCAAGTAATCCCGAAGCACCTTCTCCATGTAGCGCCTCACATTTCGGGAAGCAATAAAAGTCTGTACCCGGCTATCGGTAACGGGCTTCAGTATCTCGTTACCATCATTGTCGTAACCGTTCACCGTACAAGGATATATGCCTTGCCCAAGTGTCAGGTTACGAAGAAACTTCAGGCCCGTATTGAGCACGCTGGTGTTTCCTATCTCTTCAGCCGCCTTCTGGGGGAAATCATTCTCATCTCCCCATGGACGCACCTTCACTCCGTCGATGTCTATATAGGAAACATTCGACAAGTCATATGGCGCCAGGATTCGGGTACGCTCCTTCATTTCATTTTGGGGTGTCCCCGTCGTTTCGCCGAATATGTACGTGGACTGCATCAGCAGGGGAATGCCGCTTGAATTAAACAATATGTTCATCAGAATATTATTTTCTTTTTGTTATACTCCAGTATCAGGTCAATATCCACAGGGTAGGGGTGTCCTTCCGGATTTCCCTTGCAGTCGCAGGGCTGCACGCCCCGGAGCTGGTATTCCTTCATGTTCATGCGTCCTGCACCGCAGGCGTAGGCCTGGGGCATGAAATAGACCTTGCCTTCCTTACTGACGAACTTTATCGAAAAGATGCGCCGGCGTCCGCGTTCGTCCGTGCGGATGTCCATGTCGGCCAGAGCCAGGTTTCTGCGTATTGTCTCCATATCGTTATATCATTCAAATGTTCTGTCAAATGTGTAGTCGAATATTCCTCCACCGAACGAGTACCGGTCAAATACCTGGTGCTTTCTGCTTGCCGGGCAGAAGGTGAGGTTCACGTTCACTCGCTGGTTTCCCATCTTGGTATGGGTAAAGTCTATGTTCGTGATGATGATCTCCATCGGAAGCGATGGCGTGTCATACCATCGCTGTACCGGAGAAGTCAGCATGTCCACCAATGCCTTGTATTTGTTTTCGTCCAGATAGCCGGTATTGACAGTGCGTAAATCGTTAAAGAAAGGGCTGAATCTCCGTTTCTGTTTCGTCAGGTCTGCAATATCCCCCTCCAGTTCCGGACTGTACTGTACCAGTCCGGAAAATGAAATCGATTCCGGGAGCCCGAACACGTTATAGTAGAGGAACTGGTGCATTTCCCGGTGGTTCTGCCGGTCAAGGACATACCTTACAAGGTCTGTCAATGTACCGTTGGTGATGCGTGCGTCATACGATATGATATTGTCGCATTGGACGCCTGAGAGCCGGCTTATCTTTACCGGACTCATGTTATATGCCGTCATGCGGTCTGTGCCGGACTGTTCGAGCTTTATGGTTTTCTTGATGCTGGAGCCGGACTCCATGTATATGATGTCTATAAATACCTCTGTCCTGGCCGAGACGAAAAAGGAGAGATAGTCAATGCTGTTCTGCCTGATATGCTTGATTTTATATCGGGAGTAGAAGATAAAGTCCGTCTGCGGGTCAAAAGACACATGATACCTTGAGTAAAATACATGCAGGGTATAGTTTTCGGTGGATTCGCTGTCCGAGAGTTCCAGCCGTACCTCCATGGGCGGCAAGGCCACACGGTCATCCCCACCGTTGAGATCAGGACGTACAAAATACTCATTGATAATGTCTCCGGGGTCGCAAATGATGACTGTGTTGCTGTGGTCCGGATAATAAATTTCGGACAGTGCCTCCTGCCCGTCAACCTCTATCCTGAGGCTCAGTTTGTCATGCACGTCCGCAATGCGGATGTCCTGCATGTCAGAGGAAAACACATATGAGTCATTTACAAGATTTGTCACCATCTCCATAAGTCTTTAGATACTCCCAACACCAGTGACCTGTTGTACAAGTCATAGCCCGCCCTGAACTCCCAGGACTTACGCCGGTACCCTGCGGACAGTACACATCCGTAACGTCCCGCATCCATTCCCAAGACCAGCGCGTTATGGTGGACGACCGGTTGCCGGTAGTCCACCACTACCGTGCGGTCAAGCAATGAATTGCGGGATATGACATCGGTCAGCTCCACTTTCAGGTAAGGGCGTTCAATAATTGTATCAAGATAATGCTTCTCCGAGAAATAGTCGGCCAGTATAGCCGCCGTATCCACTTCTGTGGGTACCTCACGGACAATCACCTCCGGTTCCGGAATGGCAGGGCGTATTGTATCATGCCTGACTACCGTTTCCGGTACGCGGACAATGCTCCGTTTCCGGGAACCCAGCCAGTGGCCGGCCCAGCCGGAGAGAAGTGCGATAACCGCACAAAGCAACATATGGCTAACCTTCCGTCTCATCGGCCTTTTTTCTGAATTTATCCGTGACTGTCACCCACAATATTCCCACCTGCTTGATCAGCGCGTCTTTCGGCTTGCCGTCGATGACCGCCAGGTTCTCCAGTATGCTTGTCACGTGCTCGACGCAGAACCAGGTCATGACGAACACCTTAACAATGGAAAAGAACAGGGTGGCCAGTAGCATGACAAAGCTTTCTTCCGCTCCGGCCTTGCTCTCCAGATAGAACGAGTGGGTGATATAGATGATGGTCAGCCATATACACAGCTTGATGATGCAGCGTGAGAAACGGAAGCTTTCAAATCCTATTCCCTGGACCTTGCTTGCCCGGATGCCCGTCCACATCTCTGAGACAATGGCGACGAGCATGGCCATGGCCAGGAACGGTGTAATGCCTATCCATTCGCTGACTACGGCAGTGACGGCGCTGAAGGAGATGGCCGGAAATTGCAGGTTGTACTTGAAGCTCGGAGCCACCGAAAGAAAGAACTCCTTCGGTGAATCATACCCATAGGTGGCGACGAATCTTGTGAAAAAGCGTATCATATCTCTTTTTTTGTCACAAAGATAGAACCCAACCATCCGCTCTCATAGGACAAAAAAAGCCCCTCCGTGGTTGAAGGAACGGCACACGACCAGTCATTCCGCTTTTCGGGCCCCATTCCGTTTGCGAGCGTGCGAGCAAACGGAATGGGTGCGCCCTGCACCCCTCCGTCAAATCAGCCCCTCATCGCCAAAACTGTAATATCCACCATTCGTTATAATTACATGGTCTATCATCCTAATATTTAATAACCCTGCCGCCTTTTTAAGCTGCTCCGTCAGTCTCTTGTCCTCATTGCTCGGTCGGATGTTACCACTCGGATGGTTATGTACCGCTGCAAACTGAGTAGCCCCCGTATCAATCAGCACACGCATAATCAGCCTTATATCCGCTGAAGTCTGGTCTATGCCGCCTACCGATATACGTACTTTCTTGATAAGCTTGGCAGATTGATTGAGAGATATGGCCCAAAACTCCTCATTCGGCAAATCTCCTATCAACGGCCCCATCAGTTCGTATATGTCTTCACTCCTTAATATCTGCCTGCATTCCACCTGCTGCGACTGTTGTCTCTTGTATATCTCCACGGCTGCTACGGCTACCCTCCTGCGCCCAGGAGTCAAAGAGGAAAACAATTTTTCAAGGTCTATCACTTCGTTGCTGCGTTCGATGTCCGAAACAATCTGTCTGTTGTTACTGATTTCGTACAAAAGTTCACTGTCGCTCATGTAGCGGCATGGGCTATCAAATAAAGTATCCATAATATCCGTATTTTATTAGGTAGCCCACCCGAAAGTGGGCTATTCTGTTTGTTATTCACTGATTAGAAGCTGTTCCAGTTCTTCGATTTTCGACTGTATTTTTTTCTTCATAAACTTTATGAACTCTTCCAGCAAATAACGGTTAGAAATGGTAAAGATGTCGCTATTACTGCCATAGCCCGAAGCGTCCGCAAACCGCAATTTATAGAGGGTCGTTTCAAAAGAATTGTCCTCTTTCAGCTTTCCTGCCGCTTCATCCAGCTTATCCATAGCGTTGATGAATGCGGTACGGTTACGGGAAATCTCTTTCTTCCGTTCCAGCTCGGCCAAACATTTTTCCAGCTCTTTCGTCTTGCGGTTGATTTCCTCCTGCAATTTGGCAGCCTCGTCCTTTTTAGGGCTCTTCCCCTTACCCTTGGGGGTATCGGGCTTTTCCGCTTTCTCTTGTTGCTGTTGGGGCTGCTTTCCCTGCTTGCCTGCCTCTTTCATGGTTTCTACTGCCTTAGTTACTTCCTGACCGATTGTTTTTACTTCTTTTTCCATTGTTGTAAATTTTAAAAAGTTAATAATTAATGATTTATAAATAGTGGTTAACCTACTTCTCTAACTTGTGCACCTGGCTTTCGGCAAAGAGATAGCATAAGGGGAAAAAGTCCTCTTTCGCTTCCTCTTCCCGGCCTTGTTTTTTCAGTTCCTCAATGCGCTGCTTTTCCGCTTTCGATGTGATGGGCATTCCCCATATAAGCAGGGCTTTTTCTCCTTTGCGAACGGTGTAGCCCGCCTCTTTCCACTCCTTGAAAGTCTTTAGGTTGGTGTACCCCTTGCAGGCATAGTAAAACCGCAACAGACCGTTTACCGTGTCATCCTCGTTACCCATGTATTCGCCCATCTCCCTACGGGCAACCAACGACTGCGACAATATTTTTAACTGTTGCCTTTTCAGCAAGCGTGCTTCACGTTCTTTCTTTTCGTCTCTTTCCTTTTTCATGATTCTATGTATTAAAATATTACGCCTCTATAATCACATAATCCTCCACCGTCTGAAAATAGGGGTCGGCTGTTGAAAGCAATTCCCATTTTTTCCCGTTCACATCCCGAAAAAGAATGCTCAGCTCCCTAATCCCGTCAAACTTCTTCAATATTCTGTATCCCTTGAAATACTTGTTCAAGACCTCGATAGCCTGTTTGTAAGTAAATGTTTTCATAATGCTGCAATTTTTATGTTGAACCTTGAGCTTCCGGGTGTGAGCCTTTTCAAATTTGGCTGTTTCCCTGATTGGAGCTTTTTTTTTCTGCGTCGCCTGTCGCTACGCGGTATGTTTCGCCTTTTTTACGCTGCATCAAAAGGTGTTGTAAGGAGCAAGAGCAAGTTTTTCAGAAAACCGGAACGGCCTGAATACTACCCGAAGGGTGGAGATTTTTTATGAAACGTCAGCCCGAACTTGAGCCAGCGACGTCAACATTTACCTTTGCAGCACAAAAAAGCGAAACTGCGTGGTGATAGGGGACAGAAATGAAGGGCGACAATCAGAAAAGGAAACAGCCTGAAACGCATAGTTGAAAACTATACCGCTCTACGGTCTCTACCTTAGCTATTGAAACGGAAAAGACCGGGGCTACCTGCATGGATGCGGACAAACGCAAGTAGCTGCCGCTACTTACCGCTGAGACGCGCAAAATCCGTACTGGAGGAAATAGATTTGCCTGCCTGTTCCTTCAGTACGGATTTTGCGCGCGCCGTGCTCTTTGTTAATGAATGTTATAAGAAATATACTTCTTTGATAATGAATACATAATACCCCTCTTTCCATCCGAATGGAAACAGAAACGGAAGTTTCTGCCGACCGCGCCCTATCCAAAAACGCAACCAAAAGCGCAAGAAGCAAGGAAATATGACAAGGAGGATGCCCCTCGGCCAGTCCTGCATGTGACGTTCTGTCCTAAAGTGCAGCGATTCCCATTGCGGACGTTGCGAGTCCTGCCATAAGCATTGCGATTGTGATTGCGGATGTATGTGTATGAGGTGAATCAGATACGTGCGTCCACGAATCCGTATGCCTGCCTGAGCAGGTGCCCGTACTTCGTCCATACACGCTTATCCACCGCATCACCGAAGTGGGTGGCTTCTTCCGGAAGGATGGACTGGTTACGCTCGCTGCGCTTATCCTTGGCAAAACGCCCCTCGCGGTCCTCGATGACACGCGTGTTGTTCATGGAGATGAGTGTATATTTGCATTTCGAGCCGTTGAAACGCTTCTTCGGGAACCGTTCGTCTTTCTCTGCCAGGATGGAAGCCCAGAGCAGGTACTTGTCATGCTGCGGTGGCTCCATGCCCGCATGGGTGTGCTGTTCCACCGTCCACCCATGTTTCTCCAGACGCTCGATGGCAAGCTCGTTGTAGGACTTCTTGTTGTTGGCACGGCGTGCATCCCCGTAACGGTCACGGTAATAATGCAGGTGTTTGTTGATATGGTTACGGTAGTAGTGACAGAACTTGTCCATCAGCGCGTTCACCATGGTGTCATCCTCTTCATCACGCTTGACGAAGAACTCGTTGATGTTGTTGTCCACCGGCTCGCGGGTCAGCAGCTTCGTCACGAAGTCATAGTTGCGCTCCTGCGCCACTTCCAGGAATGAGGCAGCAGAACCCCAGTCGGGTGTCAGCTCTATCGGCTGGTTGGGATTGCAGTCCAGGTCACGCCGGCTGTCATCGTTATTGGCAAGCTGCTGCCAGTTGTAGTTATGATCTTCGGCAAAGTCACGGATATAGTCGTCATTGGTCGCATTGTAATAGATATGGCGTTCATCCAACTGGTAGTAGCAGCTATCAATCTTATCCACCATGAAGTTCAGGATCTCTATCATGAAGGAAAGCTTATCCATCACCTTGTACTGGTTCAGGATATAGTTCATGCCCACATTGGCGATGTTGTCGAAGATGGAGCCAAGGATAAAGAGCGTGCCGTCACGTGAAACGAACGGCGTGATACTTTGCCTGAGACGGACGGTCTCGTTCCAGATCTCCTTGAACAGTCCCGCATCATTCGCAATCCTTGCATCAATGAGCTGCATCTGTAACCGCACAATCTTATTCCAGACATCAAACAGCCGGATGCCGCGCTCTTCTTCGTAGTATTTGGCAGGCTCCAGCAGCCACTTCTGCTCCGGCGTGTAAGGCATGGAGGAGAGGAAGGTGTTGCCGTGATGCTTCAGAACGGGATTCTCGGACTTGCGGCCAAAGATGTGTTCATTACCCCGGTTGGTCGGCGCCGCCTCCTGGTCGAACTTCTCCTTGTCGAGTGTCAGCGCTTCATCGGTGATGTTGTAGTCCGCATTCGGACCGCGGCTGTTGCCGCCCTGGGTGAGTATATAAAGCATGTGCCCGTTGCTGAAGCTGATGCCGTACTCGAATGACATGATGTGCTCGTATGGCTTGTACCATCCCTCGATGGGACGGCGGCACACCACATAGTCACCGGTCTTGCTGACCGGGTCCCACTGCTTATAACCGAGCATCTCCAGCATCTTGAACGCTGAAGGCAGGGTTTTAGTCAACGCCTGCCCGATGGTGGCCTGGGTGAGTGTGGTGATGCCGCGTGGCATCAGCCGGATGTTGTCATCTATCACGGCACCGGTAATGAATGATTTACCCGTGGCACGCGAGTAGATGACATATCCGTTCTTGTACGGCATCACGAGGAATGCCGCCTGCGCCGGATTGACCTGTATGACCTCTTCCCAGACGTTTTCGTCCATTGTCCTGCCGTATCAATATCGTGGGAAAACAATGTAGTTCACACCTTCGGAGGAAGTCATGCGGGGCATGTCCTGCCCGGTGTCAGCCAGCAGCTGCGGCACCTCTTCCGGCCTGAACCTGGCGGATACGGTACAGACAATCTGTGTCTTGCTGACCGATACCATATCAATGTGCTTATGGTCAACCAGGTAAGAGATGAGTCGTTTGTTTGTCAATTTTTTCATGGGTAATCTGTTATGAGTTCATTATTTCTTCAGCTTGTGCGTCGTCGATAGGCGTGTACATCGAATCCACCAGAACCTTCTGCTCTTCCTGGGAAAGGTTGCGGACGGCATTTAGGGGAATATCCACCTTTTGCCCCATACTGTTGATCTGGATGTAGAATACGTTCTTCTCCATGCGTCGCGGGTCCTCGACGGAAGCCGGCTTCTCACCAATCATCTGATGCAGCACTTTCTTGGCGTTGTTCCATTGCTTGAGATCACCTTTGAGCTTGCAATCCCGGATAAGCTGAATCTGGTCCTTGATCATCCAGGCATACCAGAAGTCCCAGTCGAACTGGTGCTGTGTCTTGAACAGCTCTTTTGCCAGGGCGATGTCCTTCCTTATCTGGGTACGCGAGATACGGTATTTTGCCAGCATGATGTTGATGATGTGGCTCTCGTTCGGATAGTCATCCAAAAGACGTGCTATCTGCAGCACCCGGTTGCACTGCACACGCAGATGCTCCGGCAGCGGACTGTTCTCCGGGTCGATGATGTGCTGCTGTATAAGGTCGTAGGATTGCTCCTCCAGTGCGGCCTTGCTTTTGGATGCCGTCAGACGGTTGTTATTCATACTCAAGATACTGCTGTTGCGATTTGATGAACTTGATAAGCTCCTGCTGTGCCGGGTTGCTGCCATTGACGGCCGACTTGATGAGTGACTCCCGGAGTTCAACCGTCTGGCGAAGATGCCCCCGGTAGAAGGCGGTCCGGACTTCGGTGCCCGGTGTGCGGAGTTCCGCGAGAAAGTCCGTCTCATCGGCACCTATATTGATGGCTATCAGCCCCGGAGGGATCAAACGATAGGCCATCTTCTCTATCTCCTCACGTTGTTCCTGAGTCAAATTCATCATTCAGCATTTTAAAGTCAAAATCAAAAATATCTCTGCCGGTATGGATGATTCCACGTTCCAGCTTCGGGTTGTGCGTGGCGTTCTGGCTGCCCACTACGGTAATCTTCCAGTCCTCGTTATACAGCAGCGCCACCTTCGCATGAAGCGCGAGGCAACGGTAGCAGTCCGGGAACGTGGTCACCAGATAATCGAACGGTTTGGGTGATATGCTGCGTACCCGGTTGTCTATCAGGAACCGCACTGACAACAGCTCGCCCGTTTCCACTTTCCGGTGGATCGCCGCAATGCTGTCCATGGAGATGGAATAGGTGGTAAGCAGCAGGTGTGCCGGCCCTGTCTGTTTAAGAATATAGAAAATCAACTGTATCAGGTTGAACGCCCCTGAAGAGTAGAAATGCTTGTCCCTGCCGGGTACCAGCACCCCCATGGCGTCCGGATGCAGCAGCTTCTCCGCAGCCAGGTCGTGGCCGGAGGCTGCCGCATCCGTTCGGTGGATGTAGCCTGTCGGGTATCGGTCTCCCTGCATAGGACTTACTGCATCATCCACCGGCATCATCTTATTCTCAATCTCGCTGCAACAGACCAGCATAACCTAACCTATTGCAGTTCTGCCAAACGATATTCTATCCTTTCCACCAGTGCTTCCTGGACAGCCACCTTCTTCTCGTATTTCACGCGTTTGGGGCAGTCGGGAAGGGGATTCTCCTTGCCGTCCTTGGGCTTGCTTTCCGAAGAGTACAGCAGCATGTTCCTTGCCTTGGTAATCTTGCTCTTGGCATTGGATTTCGCTTTCTTCAGTTCTTCCACGGATAGGGAACTGATGTCGGTCTCGTCCTCTTCCTTTTCCGGATTTTCTTCGGGGGTATCCGTTTTTTTGTAGAGTTCGTCCAGCTGTTCTTCAGTCGGCAGTTCCCTGTCCTGCTCGAACTGCCTTTTGATGGCAGCCAGCAGTGTCATGCGGTTGGAGAGAAAGGCTATACGGGCGACAATATCCTTGCGCTGCGTGCATACAGCCTGCGTGTTTGTCTCACCCAGTCCGGCAAGCATCCGGTGCTGGAGTGAACGTTCGTTGTAGCATTCCCGGAAATCATAGATGATTTTGGCCATCACCGGAGGATAGGCGGGCTGTTCGTCCGCCTCACGCGCCAATTCCCTCTCCGCAACGGCGACAATGGCGGCAGCCGTCTCTTCGGGAACCGTCTCGGAACGCCCGTCATTGCCCGGCATTGCATCATCTGCCAGGTCCACATCCTCAAAGCGCGGATCATCCGGATGGTACCACACCTTGATCATCTGCCGGATCTCGTATTCCAGCTTCTCGCGGGTATGCGGCTTTTCGCCCTGGCGTGCCAGACGTGCGGCGACAAACCCCTTATATCCAGAACGGGTCAGGATATTCACACCGGTGCTGTAATCACGTTTCTGCGAGTTCAGCCACTTGATGCCGTCCCTGCGCGCCTCAATGTAGTTCTGTGTAATCTTTGACATTGTATGTACGTTGTTTTTTGATGATACGCAAAGCTATTGCGATTTTTGTTGCCGGAATAGGACAAAACAAAATGTCCGCCCCTGCGTGAGAGCGAGAGACGGACATGAACAACCAATCATGAACAAAAAAGTCTTATGGATCTTCTGATGCGGCTTTTACAGTCAGGATGTCCTCCGTGTCTCCCTCATACACACATTTGCGCGGTGCAGTAAAGGTGTAGTGGAGGGTGTTCTGGTTGCGGGCAGTGGAGCTTGCTCCGGTAGTGGCACCATCACCCGACGCACGGAGCGCGCCGCGCCGCTTGTCACCCATCAGGTAGTTCGTGCCGTTGTTGTCGGTCACGATAAAGAACATCTTGCGCCCTTTGGTCGCATTCTCAAAACCGAATATCTTCTTCCGCATTTTGGCCGAAATGATATTCAGGTCCATCAGGAACGATTCCCCGCCGCTTTCTCCCTGGTCGGTAATCTTGAACTCGGCCAGCTCGTCGGTGAAATCCATCTTGTATGCACGACAGTTTTCCTTCATGACCAGGTCGCCAACCAATGTACCGGCTTCTTCAAGAGAAAGAGGGGATTCCGTCTTTTTCGGGTAGTCCGGCCATGTGGCCACATCCGCATGATAACCGAAGATGACGGACGGTATGATACCGCCCATGTTGTCCTGGTTCTCGCAGTCCATTGCCTCGTTGATGTCATCAAGGGCAATACATAATTTAGGGTCTACTTCTGCCATAGTCGTAGGGTTTATTCGGATTTAACAACATAGGTGCCCGTCACCTTCTCCACTTTGCCTGCAGCGGGCGTCTTCTTCTGCACGGCAGGAGTGGTGTATCCGGCAGCTTCCAGGAACTCGACAGTATATTCCTTTCCACCGGGAACTGCCACATATGTACCGGACTCACGCCAGGCTTCCTCGCCCTGGATGCGCCATTTGCCTCCGTTGTTGACCGCTTCATCCGGCGTAATGGTCACTTCAATGTATCCGAACGGATTGGTTCCTTCCGGGTCCACCGGACGATCGTTGACGCAGAACTCGGACTTGTGCACAGACACGAACTGGAAGCCGATCAGATACTTGCCCGCAGCGTCGAAGGTATAGGGGTTGCCGGACATGAACGGCTTGATGGACTTGAAGTCGCTCTCCTTGTCAAAGCCGTAGCATACGTTCTCCTTGGTGGTCAGCATGACGAACTGGCTGCCGTCGGGAAGGTTCGGAACACGCACCAGCTCGCAGCGGTTGTTGGAACCAAGTAGGTGCTGCGTGTCGGAAGTGTCCTCCTTGAGTCCGATGACAATGGTGCCTTCGTCCTTGCGCCAGTCATCGTACATGTCTCCCAGATCGTCGGAAATGAACATCTTGATGTTCTTCTTGCGCTTGAAGGTACGCGGCATGTGGCGCCACATTTCCAGCAGCTTCTCCCCGATATCGGCGCGGGACAGTTCACCGGTCGCATAAACGTTTCCCTCGGCACTGGAGATGTCCCCGACAGCCTCGCCTTCAGTAACGATGGTACCGATACCGTCGAAAGAGTCCTGAATGTCTGTCTTTTCTTCATCCGCACTGTATTTTGCCGTGAAAATGGCAAACAGCAGGTCATTGGATGCCAGTTCGTGCCCGTGGTTGATCAGCCACAGCTCGAACGGGTGTTCCTTGCGGAGTGTACCTGGAACCTCGGCGATGTAGGTACGTCGGTAGCGCTCAGGCTCGTCGGACATCTCCATTACAACGGGACGCACAACCAGACGTCGGGGAACAATCTTGCCCAGATACTTTCCGGCAGTGAACTTGCCGGTGTACTTGCCGGAGATGCTTCCGCCCTCCACCTTGCCCAGTTCAAGGGAGTCGGTTATGCCCGGTACCGGAGTGAAATGTCTCAACACCTCCGAGGCGTCGAGCTTGTCGACCGCCTTCAGGATGTCCTTGTGCTTTTTTACCGCGGTCAGAACGGCGGTAATGTCAATAGGTGCTTTAAAATCCATAATAGAATAGTTTAGTGTTACTCATTCTCAAAACTGTTGATCGGGTCTGTGGCGATGTCCGCAAACTTGTTGTCTTCGTTCGCTTCCCGGTGGCTGTCGGTACCCGTTCCGGGTATCTTGGAGACAATATCACGGATAACTTGTACCTTGGCCTTGTTGTCGGCGGCATTCTTGATGCTGTCACTCAGGCTGTCAAGGTCATTCACGACTGCCGTCAGACTGTTTTCGGCAGTCTCCTTGGCAGTATTGGCGACAGCCAGGTCATTCTCCGCTTTGGCTTTCGCTTCGTTGGCGGCCTTGACGGCGTCATTGATGGCCTGCAGATTCTCTACGGTAAGCAACATCTTGCCGTCTTTTTCCTCAATGCCTTCGCTGTTGAGGATCTGGTTGATGAAAGTAAATTCTTTACGCATAACTGTATTTGAAGAATTAGAAATGTCAGTCTTGTTGCCGGTAGGGAACAGCCCTTTGATACCGTCGATAATCTGGGAGACCAAGTTTTTGCCTTCCGGTTCCGGCTTCTCCTCCGAATCGATAGCCGGCAACGGTAGACCAAGCGCGGTGAAGCAGTCGGTCATTTCATTGGTCACCTGCGGCTTTTTATGGGTACCGGGAATGATCCTGTCTATGAATCCCCATTCCTTGGCTTCGGCGGCAGGCATCCAGCGTTCCTCTTCCATCAGGGTGATAATCTCCTTCAGGCTTTTGCCGCTACGGTTGATGTACTTCTGTGCAATCATCAGGTCAATGGCTTCCGCGCTCTTCTTCTTGTTCTGCAGTTCCTTGATGGTGTCCTCCAACTGGTCCGCATTGAGTTGGCCCCAGATGTCCACTCCCAGGCTGCATTTATGCGCCAGCCACATGCCGTCCTCGTGCATCTCGATGGACTTGGCGCCGAACGCCAATATGGTGGCCGCCGAAGCGTTGAAGCTGATGAACTCCACCGTCACATTGCCGTGCTCGGCCATCAAGGCGGACATGGCGACCGCTTCGGCCACATCACCGCCATAACTGGAAACTTTCAAGCGTACGGGCTGGCCTTTGGCCTTGTCAAGGAAGTATTTCAGATAGTTTTTGTTGTACCAGTAACGGTCAATCGCTCCGAATAATGTGATAACTGTCTCGTTCATAAAACTTATTTTTGCGCAAAGAAAAACGCAAAAAAAACGGTACCCAAGGACATTGGGTACCGTCAGCTGAAAGGTAAATGTTTGACTGAGAGAGTGTTGCGTGTCAGCAAAGGAAGCCGTACGGTTATATTTCCTCCATGTTTTCAATATAGACGGTCGGTTCATCCTGGATGCAGGTGAACGTGAATGAGGTGCCGTTCCGTTCCGACACGGAACGGCCGCTTGTCTTGTTTGTGGCGAACAGCATGAGTGCGTCCTCCTGCCCGCACCAATGGACCGCCCCGTTGCCGTCCACTGCCAGTACATACCACAAGCCACGCTCCAGCATCTCCATCAGCTGATGGTTTTCCGGGGAAAGTTTCGGAATCACCCCTTCAATGGAAACGTTCCAGCAGTCCCCCGCGTCATTCACCTCCTTGTCTTCATTATAGGAATAGGTGTCATTGGCATATACCGGTATGGAAACAATATCCTCCCGGTTGCGGAGTTCCAGATAGTTCAGACCGGAGGCATAGTCCTTACGTATTTGCACGAACGAGGCCGGAGGCACGGCAATCACCTGCAACAATCCTCCGACGTTTTCAAAATCATAATGCATTGCTTTCATAAGCCATTTTTCCCTGCTGGGAAATTGTCCCGAATTCGGACAACTTCCCCAAAATTATACGGTTAATAAAGTCTAAAATCGTGGTATTCTCCACCGTTTTCCTATATCCATGCCGATTATACTCCCTGCGGATAGTCTCATAAGACCAGGTGTCGTCATCAAAGCCGAAGCTGTTCTGAAAGTTGCGGATGGCGGTCGAGAGTGGGATTCCGATACTGACATGGGTGTCGAGATAGAGGAAAAGCATCTGCTTGATCCGTCTCTCCACCTTGCTGCCGAACGCCACCACTTCGGTATTCGACATCGCCCATCCGTATCGGTAGAAGTCATCACGGCGTATCTCCACCGCCACGTTGGCGGTATATCGTGCCAGGTTCCGGTATCTGTTCTCGTATCGTCCGGGTTTTGCAAGCCTGGAAAGGAAGTCGTTCTGCAGCTCCTTGTCCGGGGACAGATTGACTATTTCAGTCCAAGTGTCGTCCGGGGTATTGAAATTGTACAGCAGGAATTGCTTGACATAAGGCTTGCAAGGGAGCCAACACACAAATCGGTCTTTTTTCGTCATTTAAAACATTGATTTTTACACAAATATACAAAATACCGGTAATATAGCCAAGCCCTTGCACGAATATAGCGTAAAAATCGTGCGACAGTACTTTTGTACATGGTTTGTTCTGTATATTATTGAATATTAAGTTGTTATAATCGTACAAAAAGCGTACAAAACCGTACTAATTCTTTCGTTTGCGTACTTTTTGCCGTTTTTTGAAGAAAAGTACAATTCGTGCGCTATTCGTGCACGATTCGTGCGGAATTTGTACGCTTATAAATATTTGTATATCAGATTGATATATGCTTAATTCCGCACATCCGTACGAATGCACGATTTTTTCTCTGTTTTTTAAGGTAGTCCAATTTTAAAAAGAAGAATAAAAAAAGAATAATATACCCCCTCCGGGAATTCCCATGTCTGCTGCCACTTCCATGCACGTTTGTCCGAATCGTTATTATGACGGGTTGGGGGGAGGGGGGAAGGGACAGAAGAAAAAAACTGCATTCGGCTGTACTCACGCACAGCCGGATGCAGACAAATACCCAATATGCACTTTCAAGAATACTCCGCATTGTGTTTTCCAGGAATGTCATCACGGAAAATCTTCCGGATAGAACACCTTGCAGATGAATTCATATTCACGGGGAATGGAACGGACTCCTACTGCCACACACAAGCCTCGCGCCGCCATTTCATACAAGCGCTGGTTGGTGAGTACGGCTCCACGGAAATTGTAGCTGCTGCAGAAAACGAAATAGGCCGTCGCCAGGTCTATGCCGTAGATGTCGTTCGATATGATTTTCGCTGCATCCGAAGGGATGAGTGCGAAACCGAGCCGTACTGCCAGGCGGCTCAACAGTCTCTTGCGTTCAGCCGGTTCCGGAGAAACGACCACCAATATTTTGTGCTCTTTTTTTAGCATGATTGTTTGCGTAATTCGTTGAAAATATGTATCTTTACATCGTAATAAATTGGCATATTCTATCCCTTTCTCCATTTCGGGATGAAGCGGTTCCCGGAAGGTTTAAAGCCGGTTGTCCGCCGCACATACTCCATATCATCCGACAGTTCCAATTGTCCTGCATACTTGTCATAAGGCTGTTCCGCAATGAGAGTCTTCACGATGTCCCGGAACAGTTCCAGGTCTTTTTCCCGGCAACGGTCTGAAATACGAAACCGGCAGCCTTCCGGCAGATCGACACACATCAGATACACCGCATCATAGAACGCCATGAAACGTTCGGGTGCCATCTCGTAGAGCGGCATAAGTCTGGCCATGATACTGGAATGTGTCTCGCTCATCAGAATGCAAGTTTGTTGTCCGGATTGCCAACCGGTAGTTCATGCGGGTCACTCTGGGGTGTCTGCTCTCCGGCTGTCTTGCCTATGGTGAAATACTCCACTCCTCCGGACTTGTCATCTATAACCGGTTTCCCGTCCTTGTCCAGGAAGAGAGGCAGACCGCTTTTGGCATCATACTTGTGTGGGTTGAACACCCATCCCTTCCATTCGCAGTATTTTTTTATCTTGTCCTTGAAGGCGGTGGAAGTGATGTACTTGCGTTGCTGCGGATCATAGTTGCAGAAATTGTCATAAATCTCCTTGCGTGGGGTACGGCGGCAGTGCTCTTCGCTGCTGAAGTATTCGTCTGCCCAGGATATGATGGTTTCGCCAATCTCCTGCCTTAGCTTACGCTGCTGCAGGCGTTCGCCCGGTGCCTGCACGACCCCGAATTTAAGATAGAGCTGTATGCAGTTGGCCAGCATGTTCCAGGTCAGGTTCCACTGGGTGAAGTCCCATTCGGAAAAGAACAGTACCCCGAAATCATCCATGGGCTTGTGCTTGTCATTATAAAAATCGGAGAAGGCTATCAGCCATTGCCTGTCGGTATAGCTGGAACCGGTACCGCGGATGGCGTGGTTCGTAGGAATATATACTTTCGGCGATTTGGCGAACGGATAAGTGATACGTGCGCCCCCCTTTTTGTTCACAGTCCAGTCTCCGGTGAGATTGGGGAACAGAAACTCGAAGTTGAAGTTCAGCATGACATCGTCGATGAATACCAGGCGTGTCCGTTCGTCGATGTCATTCCAGATAAAGCTGTCGTTGAAGATGTCCGTCCGTTTCCCGGATATATAGACTGTATCGACAACCTGGCGCATCAGCTCACCGACAAGTGACTTGCCGCTGCGTCCGTTGCTGTCACCGACTTCCGACTGCTTGCCGTCCATGCCGATAACGGCACGTGTCACGTTCGCGTCCTTGCATTCCATCAGCATGTAGCCGATGGCGCACATTTTAGAAAGCAGATGAAGATTGTTTTCAAAGATTTCACTCTCCTCAATCTCTTCCGGCCTCTTTCTCCAGGTGAAATTGCTGGTATTGATAAGGAACTGGAGATAGTGGCATTTCCTGCCTTCCGGAGAGAGTTCGTAGTCATACTTGCCGTCCTTCTCCCTGAATACAATGAGGGGGTGGCCGAGGTACCTGGCATCGGTGTTCTTCCGCTGTTCATCCCATATCTGGTGGGTGATGCTTTCATATCCCACTTCCTTGACCTCATGCTGGGTGATGTGCCAGCAACGGTCACGGAAATAGAAATATTGCTCGTCACGGGACGGGGAGATGAAGTTCGGCTGGATGAAGGCGAGCCTTGACATCTGGAACGGTCCGACGTATTGCGAGCCTCCCTTGAGCAGCTGGTTGTTGACGAAACGGCTGCAGTTCTGTTCGGCAAAGGCGAACATGAAATCGCGTGCGTCTTCCACGTCAATGGTACGGACTACCGGTGGCTCCAGATGGATATATGTCCAGAGTTTGGTATCGAGCAGGCGGTAACGGCCGATACCCCGGTTCTGGAAAAAGGTCTTGGCGGCCACATAATCATATTCAAACACCGGCACCCTGTTACCGTTCGTTTCCTTGTAGTCCTCATTCCAGAACTTCTCATCCTCATCATAGGGTAGGGCGGATACCAGTTTGCCGTTCTCGTCAAACTTCCAGGCATAGCGGCCAAAGATAAATTCCGGAAGCTCCTGCAGGACCTCGCGGTGCTGCTCGGCGAATTTCTCATGGCTGTGCAGGTTCCATAATTCCCGTAGCTTCTGGTCATTCCATGTGGTGATTTTGAACACTTCCACATACTTTCCCATTCCGGATTTTTCATTGCAGGCAAATTCCAGGTCTTCGGCCAGTTCCTCTTCATGGCCGGCCAGCTTATCGGTCAAGAGGTCATCCACTCCCTTGTCGCCTTCATCGTTCTTGTTGATGTGGCCAATGAATATTTCCACCATGATGCCGCGGTTCTTCAGCATACGCATATACTCCTTGAAATTGCGGGCAGCGGAGAAAAAACACCGGGGGCGTGTATCGACGGGGGTATTAAACTTTATATTATTGGAGAGATCATTCCAGTCCGCATCAAAAATGAAAGCCACTTCCTTGACTCCGCAGACAGTGATTATCTTGACAAGATCCTCCGGCAACGCCCCTTTCTGTCCCAGGTTCTGGATGCCGCTGACCGCTATGGAGGGGATACCGTGCTTGCATGCCTTTTCCGCTTTCTTTTCCCCTTCCTGGATGTAGAGCCTTGGGAACTGTTCTTTCCTCTTGTACATCTGCCTCATGCGTTCCGGGATGTATATGGGCGTACCGCTGCCGGCAGGAGACTTGTACTTGAACGGTTTCCCTTCCTTGTCCCGGTGTTCGTCCGGGAACTGCCAGCGGACGCGGTAATACACTTTGAGCTCCTGCTTGCCACGCCCCGGCAGCTTACGGGTATAAGTGACCGGCATGCCGTCCAGGTCGTAATATTCGATGATGACATCATCCCCGTCAACGATATTGCCGTATTCGTCAACGGTTCCCGGACGAAAAGTCTTCGCCTCGAAAATGCTCTGTGTATCTCCCTTCTTGAAGATATGTGCCGTCACGTCCTGATAGGTCAGTCCGCTGCCGGCAAGCATACGGGCGCAGAATGTATCTACGTTTTCTCCCTTGGCCTCCTTGCTCCGTTTTTTCATTTTGGCGGCTTTGGGAGCCTTTTTCTCCGGCTTCGGGTCGAGCAATACATTGAATTTGCGTGCCAGGTAATCACATGCTTCCAGGAACTGCATGTCTTCTGCCCTCTGCAGATAGTCCAGCGGTTCCTTGCCTTTTATATCCGGGCAACTGAAGCATTTGAAAATCTGTTTGGCCGGAGAGATATGCAACTTCTCCTGTCCATGGCATTTAGGGCATTCGCATTTATATTCGGCCCCCCGTTTGCGTAGTTCGTGGAAGTCACCGATAACATCAAGGAGCCTGCCTTTGGAAGCCTCCTTGATTCGTTTTATATCGTCTTGAGTAAAGTACATAGTTCTGTATATTGCCGCTACGAATTACACTGTTTCCGGGTTCGGATGGTAGGACTTAAATCTTGCCGAGAAACAGCAAATACGTATCGAGTTCATTTTTCAGTCGGGCATTCTCATTCCTGAGCTGCTCTATCGTGTTGTTCCGGCAGGAAACAGCCTGGTGCAGCCGGCTGATTTCCTGCGAGTAATCAATCTGTTTCTCACTCTTTTCCACCTTCTTCAGCAGTCTTTGCTTTACTTTGCCTATTTCCTGCTCAAGATAGGCGTTCCGCTTTAACAGACTTCTGACTTGGGCCTCCATATGAATGGTGCGCTGTCGCTCCCTACGGTAATCCTTGAGCAGGTATTTGAATAAAGTTCCGATAGGGATATATGGTGTAAGATTTTCTTCCGTCATATGTTGTGGTGATTATCAAGAATGAGATTGGTGTGCCTTAAAACCATCGAGGAACATTTCGGCCATCACTATATTGATTCCGTGATGCTCTTTGAGGTTTTCTGGACGTCCGGTCAATGTCATGCTCAAATTCTCCTTACCATAATCACGCTCCACATCGAAGTATAATTCCTGCCCTCTGTCATCATGGAAAGTAATCCGGCACCTTTCCACCAATCCCCCCAGTTCTGAAGAGTCTAACCACAAGTCCGGCTTTTTATCTACCTTCAGATGGCAGTACCGATGTACTTTGCCACCTTTACGAATTAACTCCACTTCGACGATTGTCGCTACCTGATTGGTACGCAGAATGCGTACTTTCTGACCTTTCTTCATTGATATTTCTTTTTTATTGGTATTCATTTCATCTGGTTCTGATGCCAGTAAGAAATCATCTCACTCACATTATGAACCTTGATTTTCGCTTTGATATTCTCCCGATGGCGGTTCACCGTATAAGGTGATATGTGCAGTTCCGCTGCAATATCATCCGTCTGGCAATTGGAAGCGATGAGTCTGAAAACATTCATCTCACGGGCGGTTAGTGCCGTGTCAAGTTCCGGGCGACAAATCACTCCCTCATGTTCGCACTCACCTCGTAGTGGGCACTTTACCTCCTCGAATACGAATTGTCCATCCTTATTGATGTCAAGGTTGTATTGGTCATACTCGCCGAAGTTGCAGCGGATGAAGCGGTGAACTACCCGGAATTCATAATGCCACCTATTCATTGTACTACTGGAGTAAAGTTGCATTAACCTGGCATGTGCTTTCGGGTATCTGTCCCTGATGACAGCAAGCATGTACTCGATGGTCGGGCGGTTGTCCTCACAAAGCACAACTGCCGCATGCCCAAGTTCTTTAATCATCACATCACCTTCGGGGGTGTTGTAGAACTCGATGTTAGTTATCGGCATGAATTTCACAACGTGATGAGTTTGTAATATGTGCTTGCTCCATTTCGCGAACTTGAACTATAGCTTTGCGAATTAGTGAGGGATAAAATGTACCTTGTACATCTACTTTGTACCCACTTGTGAATTCAAAGTGTGCATAAATCTGCTCTGGAGTGTATTTCACATCGCAGACTTTTAATTCTACCTTGAAAAACTCAAAATCCGCATAGGGATTACCACCGAAAGGTATTCTTTTAAATTCCTCCATAATTTGATTGGTTCTTAATTTTGTTGAATTATGAAAATGTTCTCATATAGTTCTCTTTCCAAAGGTTTGAAGGAGTCTTTTCTTAACTTGTCGTAGAATGTAATCAATGACATACCGCTTCTTCTTAGGAACTCATCACGGAGCCTCAGTTTCGTGCTTTTCTCCATCTGGTCGTAATGGTACTTGGGTACCATTTTTTGCTTTTTCTCTTCCATAATCTTAAATATTACGATTGTTATTATTATATTTATAACGCAAAGGTTTAAAATAATAGTCTAATATCAAAATATTAATCCTATTATTTTAATCTTATATTATTATTTAAATCTAGTATAAATAGTATAACATGTTTAATCCTGATAAAATAAGAAGATTATTTGAAGATAGAAAGATCAGTCAAGCACAGTTTTTGAAAGACACAAGTGTATCTAAATCAAACTTATATGTTTGGCTCAATAACACTTCGATTCCTGGTGCCGACAACCTGGAAATTATAGCAGATTATTTTAATGTACCAATAGATTATTTTTTTGATAGAGATATAAACTCTTCTGGAATTAATATAGGTCATCAAGTTAAGGGCAATGGTAATAAAATCTCTGGAGATATAACTTTAAGCGAGTGTCGCAAAGAGATAGAGCATCTCAACGCTCTATTGGAGGAAAAAGAAAGAGTGATAACTGAGAAAGAAAGAACAATTCAAATATTAATCCAAAAGCAGAAGTAATATGGATAAAAAAGCGTATCTCTATATTGTTGAAGCTGGGCAGTTCAGTTTTGAGGTGGAAATAAAAGAATTATTAGGGAAAGTAGGAGATACTATTTGCATCAGCACAGACGGAATTGACCCTGATGGATTTGACGTTAAAATAACTTGTATTGAGGAAGATTACTATGTGTATTGTTCAATGCCAGGTGTTGATTAAAACCTCCTTTCCTAAAAGTAATTTAGGTAACAAAAGATATATAATTGACTATCAGCCAGTATGAAAAGTAGTGGCAACGGAATCACATAAGGCGGTTACTTGGGTAACTGCCTTTTTTTCTGTATATCAGATGCTTATGTGATAAAATATTGGAATATAGATATTTAAATCACGTATCTGTTAACTTTTATTAGTGCACAATCATGCAGGATAATGCACGCAAATGCACTACTTTTGATACCAATAATATACCAAAGGTATCAAATGATACCAAAAACGTGATACCGATGTCCGGTTGCATAAGATACCAACTTAAAATTAAAAAGTATGAAGTACCCAACAATGAGGTTTGTGTTCGACAGAAAGCATGTCGCCACAAAAAACAAAAAAGGTCTCGTCCAGATTGAAGTGACATCGGAAGGTAGACGAAAATGGATAGGGACATCTGTAAAACTGTACTCGGACCAATGGCATGAAAAAAGGAAAGTAGTCAACTCGTTAAACTCCATCCAGCTTAACGCGATACTTGACGGGATGATGACAAGGCTGAATGAGTTTATACTTGACCTTGTGCGAAACAACCAGCAGTTCGACTTTGAAAAGCTGAATGCGTTTTTGGAAAAGTCAACCCGTTCGGATTCGTTCATTGAATTTGTCCGTACAAGGATAGAGGAAAGGGCTGACCTTGAAGAAAGCACACGTAAGCAGCACAGGACTTTGCTGCAATCGCTTGAAAAGTTCGGGAAGATAAATTACATGGATGACCTAACAAAAGCGAACATAACGCTTTACGATGAATTTTTGCATCAGCAGGGGATTTCCCAGCCTACAATCTATAACTATCATAAACGATTGAAGCGTTATTTGCATGAGGCAATGAAGTTCGGGTTGTTGGATGCAGACCCTTATATTGGTTTGCATTTTGAGCGTGGAAAATTCGAGAAACGGAAGTATCTCACAGAAGAAGAACTGAAAATGATTCGTACTTGTAAAATTAATATGCCGTCAATAGACCGGGTACGTGATTTATTCCTCTTTCAATGCTACACCGGACTTGCTTATGCCGACTTCGAGAAATTCGATTTTGGAAAGGATGTTGAGGAAAGGAACGGAAAATACATCGTAGCGGATAGGAGGAAGAAGACAAATGAGGACTATAAAATAGTTCTTCTTACCCCTGCAATCGAGATATTGAAGAAGTACGACTACAAGCTGCCTGTAATATCTAACCAGCAATACAACATCATGCTTAAAGTCGTTGCCCAGTATGCAGGAATTGACAAGAATATTACGACTCATGTCGGTAGGCATACTTTTGCGGTGTTCGCCCTAAATAATGGTATACCGATAGAGATTGTAGCAAAAATGCTTGGCCATACAAATATTCGTACTACACAGATTTATGCGAAGGTACTTAATTCAGAGGTAGAAAGGGGATTTGATTTATTGGAAAGCAAAATCAAGAAATAGTCATTTGACTTAAACAACCCAGTGGGTTAAATTCAATCCAAAACAAGCGAAACAACCCACTGGGTTATGTGACTATTGTTGTTCCATGAATTCCTTCAATCTGTACAGCCTGTCAATCGCCGGATTGTAGAACGGGTCCGGATAGTGCTGGTTGATGTCGCAGATGTTGGCGTGGACGTACATGGACGTATCGATGATGTGTTCCGATTCGCTTAATGTCACTTCCTTGGGAAGCGGGGGCGTCAAAGCCCAATGGACGATAGCTTTCACGCTTTCCTCGTCGTATGAGTATTTACTTTCTTGTGCCATGGTTTGGTATTTTTGCGGCAAAGGTAATGATTATACCGAATACTTTTCTCCTCAACTCGTGCATAATAAGAAAAAAATCGCTATCTTTGTGAAAAAGAAAATGTTAACAAAAATGGTTGCACTACTTTGTATATTATTATTCATCCTGGCAATTACCGGGATAATATGCCTAATAGGTAAGATAAATGGATGGCATTCACCAATAGCAGACAAAATGTGAGGCTGCCTGGCTATTATAAGTCAGCTTCCGCATTGGATAAAGACCACTTTTCATATCTTTCTTCTGCATTTTTGATAGTAAATTTAATGTCTGATACATCTTTTCTTCCTTCAATTTTACTTAGGATATTCTCATATGCTCGTCTCCTATTTGGAAGTATATACAACTTATCATCCCATTTATTCATTTTCTCGCTTGTATAGCTTAAATAATCTATTACATAATTAATGCAATCATCATTTTCGCCAATCACAGCTTCGTCTAAAGCTTGCATATAAATATCCATAGCGGTTGCCATTCGACCACACCAATATGCTTTATATGCTGAAATCGCAAGCTGATATGCCCGAAAGGTATGATTATTTTTAGTTTCCAATTTTGCACTCATTACATGTATTTTTTCATCAATTCTTTTTTCAACGGTCAGAAAACTGTATATCTGCCATCCAATAAGTAAAGTAGTAATAATCGATAATACTGAAATAGCCATTGATGCCAGTTCTTGACCGACATAACAAAAAGAAGAGAATGCAGCAATAACACAAACCATCGTACACGCTACAATAATAATCGTAGATATATATTTCATAATAACAGTTTTAAATGGCGAATCCTCTATAAAGAAGTGTCCCCACCGGCATAGATACCGGAACCCGACTGACTACGGGTTACACTCCTTCATAGAGGATTCATGTTGTTTCTATTGTTTCGGGGATTACAAATATAGAAACAGAGTTCGGTATTTCCTAATTTTAGACTTCCATTCTTCGCAAATGGTCATCCAATGTTTTAGGATTGCATTTCAATTTTCTACAAATGGCAGCTTTAGAATATCCGTATTCAAGCATCGTTTTAATCAATCCTTCTTTGCCCGTCAGCTTGTAATGCGAGTTATGCCCACCCTTATGCCGCCCTAATTTCTGTCCTTCGGCAACACGTCTGGCAAGGCCTTCTTTGGTCCGTTGCGAAATCAAATCACGTTCAATCTGAGCTGACAGACCAAAAGCGAAGGCAAGTATCTGAGACTGTATATTGTTACCCAACTCATACTTCTCCTTTACAGTCAGAACAGTGATTTTTTTTTGCATGAGAGTGTTTAGAATGCTCATCACTTCCATCAGACGACGCCCAAGACGACTAATTTCAGAGCAAATAAGGGTATCACCCTTTTTAAGTTTTTTCAGCAAAGCGCCAAGCTTCCGTTCTTTTGCAGACTTGGTACCGGATATGGTTTCCGACACCCATCTGTCTATTTGCAGCTCTCTTACCTTACAAAACTTCTCTATCTCGAAACGCTGGTTTTCTACTGTTTGCTTATCTGTCGAAACACGAATGTATGCGTAAATCATTTTTGTCGTGAAGATAACTTTAATCATTAGCCTTACCAAAACAGAATTCAATCGCCCCTTAAATATGCAATATTATGGCAGAACAAGATATTAGAGAGAATGCGATGAGTGGTGGAACGCCAGCACGGTTGCGTGGGTTGGCGGCGAATGGTAACAGTATTAGTCCGACAATTCAAGAGGTAATGAATGCAATGGAAATATACATCTTTAACCTTACGCTGGCAGCAGGTGAAGAAAAAGACCTTGGTGACTTGGGGTACGGTATGTATTTGCTTGCATCCCCCAACAATGCAGCAACTGCTATTTATAGCGTTGGAGCGTATCAGAAATGTTTTGTATCAGATGGAGGGAACAATTTATTCTGTGATTATACTGATGGGACTAAGAGTGTTGTTTTCGGTCGAAAAACGACAAATGGTAATTTCTTCCTTAAAAACAACAGAAGCACTGAAACATCCATAGTCTTAAAAAGGATTGGTACCTTCTGATAGTGGCTCTGCAAGCCATGCGGATTTTCATTTGTGTATTTTGCGCAAAAGCTATATTTTTGCACACTCTTGTAATAAATAGGCACAGAAGTGTATTTTGTTCGTGAGAATAGGATATGACAAAGCTGCTGATTTGTCTGTACATTATTGGCTCATTTTACTTTCATCTCAAATATATAATGTACATGACAAATAATGTTTTAGGTTATGCCCGTTCTGACCGAGATGGTCGGAACGGGTTACAAGAGAATTCAAACAGACCATTGACTTTCCATTTCTCAGCATGTCTTGCATGGGATTTGTTCCTTTAAAATAAAAATTATACCTTTGGTGCATTGACAACCCGATAATCATGCCTTATTTGTGAAGATAGTGCATGATTTAGAAGGCATTGGCAACGCCATAAAGCTGAATTCGGGTTGCCACCCTATCTCTTTCTTTTGCGCATTGGACAGAATGTTTGTTTGCTTGTTAAATTACACTTCATACCTTTTATAATGGATGTCCAATGTGCGCAAATCAAGCCCGTTCAAGCCGAGATGGTTTGAGCGGGTTTTGTTTGGCATTCTGATTGATTATTATTAATTTTACCGCATGTCCTTTTTAGGCATAGTAGTCTTTTTTAGGGTTATAAAGTCTGAAGAGTCAGACTGTTATAAACTCATATTAATTAACTCTCTTTCTCCGTCTTGTCCGTGAGGATAGGACGGATTTCTATTATAGGCAGAAGATTGGAAAGACTTATGAAATGGTAATTTTATTTTCCTGGGCATGAGAACCCATAACATATTCCGATGTTACCGCTTCCATAGAGAGAATTTGGTTCTTGTTCCCATTAACATTGGATATAACATACAACATAAGATAGCCACCAGAATGGTTTGGGTATTTACTGTTTAAATAAAAACTGAAAGTATTGTCATTATCAACGTAGCATACGATATAATCACATATTGTTGAACTGTAATTTTCTTTGGATAGACGACTGTCTGCGAATTTGTTCTCCCAATACTTTATATTAACAGAGAAATTCTCATTACTCATATTGTTTTGGTTAAAACCTATAGAGCATTGCAACCTTATGGCACGATATTGCGCCACACTTATTGCAGTTCTAATTATAAAGCCTTTTACATTTCCAGCTGAAGGAGTGGAAAATAACTTTGGAAATAAGCCTCCTATTAATGTATTCATCACATTTGCCAAATCACTCTTCTTTATTTTCCCCTGGCTACCATCTGCCAGTTCTACATATACATACGGTGCATCACTTACTATCTGGAACTGATTCATTGCTATATCACTACCTGCCATAACTATTGCATATTTAAGGGGCAAGAAGATTAATGAGAATACATCAACTGTTTTTTTGTATTGAATTATGTAATATTATGGAACATACACGATATTGGAGGGTTCAGATTCATAACTCGTGAACTCATGTATTTCCGACCCTATCACATAACCTATATAAGAATTACCTGCATACTCTTTTAAATAGACGTATGCCTTATTGTCTTTAATTACATAGCCAATCCTATTATGACAAACTCCTGAAACATTCATGGTGCTATTATAATACGTCAGTGTAGCATCGATTAAATATCTATCAGTGGACGCATAACTTCCCATACTAATATTTACACGAAAAGGGGCATACGCATCATAATTCAGAATACCAATTAGTTTATATCGATGAGGAAATCCTCCTGCTACTCCACCAATAATAGTCGTTTCTCTCAAGTAAAATGCTTGATCTGCACTCATTATTCCTTTGGAAGAATGTGTCGCTATCGGCATTGCACTTACTACTTCTGCCAATGTTGGTGATATACTGTTACCATTTGCTGCCAACCCACGCAACCGTGCTGGTGTTCCACCAGCCATCGCATTCTCTCTAATATCATCTGCCATAATATTCTCACATTTAAGGGGCAAAGGATTCGGCAGAGAAACATAATGCTGGTTGGCTATAATCTATTTATGGAAAATCTTTGAACACTACTTCTTAAATTTGTAACTCTTATGGTTTTACTGCCGTCTTTTAGTTGCTCTATATTAAATAAATTCCCTACGATGTTGGACGAATCAATAACGGCTTTAAAATCTTTTTTATAATAAGCTAAATGGAATAGGAGACTGGAGCCATTAAGTTCCTCGCTGACAAATAGAAATATTCCATAATAAGGAAGAGGAATATCTACACTGCCTTCCCCTACAATACTATATTCGACTCTTCCTTGTCCAGCGCTTGCCATCCCTTTCTCTTCCATAGTTGCTACTGGCATTGCGCTTGCCACCTCTTCCAATGTCGGTGATATACTGTTGCCGTTTGCCGCCAGTCCACGTAATCGTGCCGGAGTGCCACCAGCCATTGCATTTTCTCTAATATCCTGCTTCTCTGCCATACTTCTGTACATTTAAGGGGCATCCGCTTTAAAAACATGATACCCTAATTTAACATTTTAATAATTAACTCGTTTTTGTTTAAATAAATTCCCGAATTAACGGCATCGGGAAAGCCGAAAAAAGAACAAGTTTCCTTGTTATAGAACAGTGTCTTCGGAAGATTCCTCGACCACTTTCACAAAACCACCGGACACCAGGTCGGCAAGGTCAAAAGACATGCCCATACCGCTGTCACGGATGCACAAGTAAAGCACATCCTTGTCGGTGTAATACTTGCCGTTAAATAACTCCATCCCCTGCTTCCACGCTATCGGGTCTTCCTTTGTGCCGGAGGCTTCAATCTGGACAACCTTGTAGAGAGATTCTGTTCCTATACCCGGTACCCACTGGCTGGCAAATTCATGCTCTTGAATTACCTCATACAAAGTGTCTTCGTAGGAGAACATGAATCCGATTGGCTCAGTCTTGCCAATTAATTCATCCCACTTGGGGAAATACTCCTTATGCTTAAGGCTCTCCTCAACCGTCAGACCTGCGGTGTTGATGTTCTCCTTAATAATCTCATGTAACGTGTCCACCTTGTCCAGATACTCATCCGACAAGTCGGACGGGTCCAATATCGTCCCGGCATTGAGCATGCGTTCCTTCTCGGCTTCAGATACCTGGCGATATTTGGAAGCCTCCGAAGAGTCGCTGATATACGCGGTATTCCCGAACACCCTTTCATCTATGGGCACATCCTCACTTTGTGTAAGGTAGTGCCCTCCGTCTGCCTGCAAAATCATTGTTGTTCCTCCTTTCTTGTTTCATTATTATTCAGTTCTTTTATATTCTTGTCTATGGACATTGACAAGGAGATGTTTCCGTAATTGTCCGCAACGAATTTAATCAGAGCTATTTCCTCGTCAGAGAACTCCGTCTCTCCATTGCTTTGGAACACCTTCATCATAAGCGCATATCCACGCGCCCTATTGAGGTTCTGCATGATTGTATCGGCAAAATCCTCCCGAATGTCCCTTGTTATGCAGTTCTGCATAGTCACATTCGTGTAAATCTCAAATCTTTCAAAATTGATTGTTTTCATATTAGTTTCAATTTGTATATCCGTAAACCCAATCTCTATTGTGTGCATCATATATGTAGATGTGCCACCGGTTAGAAGCGAAACTTCCTCCACTGCCGGTTATGGTATCTCCTGATGCAGCCGTTACATTCACCCTTTTCTCGTTTCCTGAACACAACCATATCTCCTGACCGTCCTCGCATCCTGCCGGAAGAGTAACCGTTATTTCAGCGGTATTCACCAGCCTCACGATACTGTCCATATTGGTCAATGTCGTGGAAGTAGAAACCCTTCTGAATCTTCTACGGAATCCGGTAATATGCCCTTTGGGAATATAGAGCGCGCTATTGCCATGAACGTTGCTGTCATCATAGGTTGTAGCTCCTGCTATTGAGATGTACAGCCCTGCCTTGTTATAGGTATAGGATGATGTGCCGGTATCTTCAAAACGTCCCAACACCTGCATATTGGAAGTTGCAGGCATACAGTTCAGCCCGATGCCCACCCATTTGTTAGTGGCACTGAAACCCAAGAACGCAGAGCTGGAACCATCCGCATGCAAGAAAAACTTGGAATTGGAATAAGAGTTGTTTCCGGCACCGCCATCGTATGCGCCATCTGTACTTGAAATGCTGGTACCGGAAATTTTGAAACCTGCAATAGTACCGCTTATAGCATTGATAGTCCCAGTCAGCTCCACATCCGTACCTATCATTTTGCCACTTTCCAATACCCGGAACGGAGCGTTGTCCGGTGTCGCGGAACCAGCCCAGATACGCACCTTGCTCCCCGCTATGGAACCGGAAAGACCTGCTGTCACGGTACCGTCATCCTTCTTAATAAGCAGCTGGTTGCCCTGCATGAAGTCAATACTGGCGTTTTTCGCGATGATGAGGGACGTGTAGATAGGACCTACACCGCTTAACTTGGTCCATGTGGACGATGACACTCCCGGCTTGTTGCTTTCCGAGCTTGTATGGGTAGTGTTGCATTTGTAGACATCCCATCCGTCGATTGCGGCATTGTTCCTTATCATCGCAATATCCACATAACGGGTGCCGCTTGTCAGAGCTTCGTCGTTGCGGTAAGTCACGCCCACAGCCCATTCGGAATGCCGGGTGATGCAGCCTTGGATGCCCTGCTCTCCTTTTTCCCCAGGCTTGCCATCAGCTCCGGGTTTCCCGTCAACACCAGGTTTTCCGTCTTCACCCTTTGAAGCAAGCAAATCATACTCCGCGGAATTCATCTCGCCGGAAAGTATGTACCCGTATGTCTTCCCTCCGTCCTGCGTCTGCTTGATTCGCTGACCGGAACTTGTTGTAACAGTCCACAGTGGTGGATTGGTGGTCTCCTTCTTGGCTATGTATGAAGAGCCGCCCATGGTAACTACACCCTGCTTCGGCACGATAAGCCCCGTATACCATCTTCCCATAGCGGTTATGCTATCCCCCTTATCGCCTTTGATTTTAATTGGCGTGCCCCATGTCCCATCACTTGCGGATGAAGCAACCTTCTGCGACATCCATATAGCTCCACTTGTAGCATTCGTATGCCAGCCTCCGGTAGTACCGTTTCCCGTAGGAACAGAAGGCTGGGAAGTGCTGTCATTGTAAGTTATGAACACGCTCAATCCGTTCGAACCGGCTGCACCGTCAGCACCGTCCGAGCCGTCAACGACCATCAACGACCATGCTGTCCCGTTCCATATGTATACACGACCGTTATTGGTGTCCCTATATGCCCAGTTGATTTGAGGATTGGAAGGTGGAGACTGCAGGTCGCCTTTCCATACGATGCTCAGTCCGTCCTTTCCGTTCTTTCCGTCAATTCCGTCAATGGTCATTTGATACCACTGGCCGTCTTGATATACATACGACTTCTTGTCGGTCGTATTCTTGTACGCCCAACCGTTCTGAGGAGAGGAAGGGACAGACGAGAAATCACCTTTCCATACAATACTCGTACCAGCCACACCTTCTGCGCCATCAATGCCATCAAATCCATATTTAGCCCAGAGAGCAGGTGTGCTGAAATTACTCCATATGCCGTTTCTCTTCTTCCTCTCGCTTATCCATTCAAAAGGCAGGGATTCGGAAACGCCAATAGGGTCATCATGCCAGCCGGAAGGGATATAATCATCCGTCTGTGAGGTCGCCGGGGTGGAGGGGCGGTTTTCCTCCGTGGTATGGATAAACACTCTTTCGTAATCGGTACCGTCGCTTCCGTCCTTTCCGCTCTGGACAAGCAGGTCGTATTCCTCCGTATTTGATTCACCGGAAAGTATGTATCCGTATGTCCTTCCTCCGTCCTGCGTCTGGGTGATGCGCCTGCCGTTACTGGTCGTAGTAGTCCATAACGGTGGGTTGGCGGTCTCCTTCTTCGCGCAGAAGGTGCTTCCTCCCATCGTGACGATTCCCAGTTTGGGCACGATAAGCCCGGTATGCCATCTGCCGAGCGAAGACACGCTCTGTCCGTCCTTGCCGTCCGTAACAAGAGGTATCGTCTCCACATCGACCTCCTTCCCGTCCACGTAGAATATGAACTTGATGCTCTTCTGGAAGCTTGATACCGGTACTCCGGCATTGTTCCCGATTGAGACTTCGTCTCCACCGTCAAGGGAGTATTTAAGTTCGCCCGTCCCGGTCTCGGCCGTGCCTCCGGAAACCGAAGACTTCAACCGTGTACACGATACGGATGTTACATTTAGATTACCATTGGCATCCTTTATCACGGCAGATACGCTCGGGACAAGCCGGTAAAGAACGGCATCGGCACCTCCCTTGACACCTGCCATGGTGAACGTGAGCTGCCCGGTGTAGGTTTTGCCGTTGTAGGTAGCTGTCAACGCGACGGGTATCGGGTTCCTGCCGTCCAGAGCCACGCCCTGCTTGACACTGAAAGTTATCTCTCCGGTGGAAACGTCATGCGTCTCGGTGACGTTGGCAGGGAGCGTGCAGGTTATGCCGGTAAGGGTCATCTTCTTACTGCCGTAGCTCATCCAGGCAACCGTGCTTATCGATGTGTCCTGGTACACCTTGCCGTCATTGGTAAGGGTGACGTTATCCATCTGGTTGGTGAGGTCTGCGAACACTGCCGATTCTCCGGGGTCGCCCTTGTCACCCTTGGAGGCAATCTTCTGCCAGTCATTGTTCGTGCCCGGCTCGGCTGACGAACCGTTCTTGTTCATGCAGGCCCATGTGCTTCCGTCATGGGTCACGCTGTCGTAGTAGTCATACTTTCTGCCGGATTCCCAAGCGCCCTCATAGCTCAAGTCCTTGGCTGGGGTGCCGTTGGGCTTCAGGCGCTCTATCGTGCCGGAGATGTACACATTCTTGCCGTAGAACGAATAACCGGAGAAGTCCATGCCGCCGATGGAAAGCCCGTTGAGCTTTCCTACCTGCATCTCGATGTTCGTTTCCGGGTCTATCACCCAATTGTTGACATGGGTAATACGACGGGTGTAGTATCTGTTCTCGTATGTAATGTCCTGGCGGTCCTCATCGGTGAAGTTACCGTATGCAAAGAAGTTCATGCCCGGCATCGGATGAACGGACGTACCAACCTGAAGCTCATATTCGAACTTCATGATTCCTGCCTCGTTCTCCAGTATATTGGTCGGAGTAAAGTAGGATGTAGCGAAACCGGAATACTCTATGAAACCGTTTGCGCCAATCGTATCCTTGTCGGTGTTTCCCCCACCTATGTTATGGAAGATACCCCTGCATATGTCGCTCACATGAAGCGTACCGTATTGGCCTTCCAGAAGGTCAAGGGTGGCAATGCGGTTCTCGGTATCTACAGTCTTGATTGTTCCGTAGGCGAACGTATTGGCTTTGTCACCCGATATAACGTCTATGCAGTTGAAGGTAATCTGAGGGACAATAAGCTCCTCACGGAATACAGCCTTGTCCGTCTCGATGACAACCTTGCCGTTCTCGTCCAGATAGATGGAGCCGCCGCTTCCTCCGATAATGCCGGAAACGAAGTTCTTGCTTATCTGCAACCCCTTCTCCGCAGTCAGCTTGTCGCCGACTTCCAACTTGAAGGGGGTGCGGTCGTTGGTATCCTTGCGGATAAATCTTCTTGCTGCTTTTGCAAACCAATCATTATTGTTATTCGCACCGCCCAATGTACTTCCTATAATATCCCCAGCTATCTCTGAAATCGTACTTCTCAATGCAGAGACATTAGCGGATAGCTTGTCTGTAAGTTCAACGGATATGTCATACAAGCAATTCTTGTCAGATTTACAAGTATATGAATTGACATACATAAAATACTCTTTGTTATTGTATTTTATGTATATGCGAGCGTTTTCATTCAATATGTCCCATAAATCAGTATTATCGGCAAGGAATATGCGTGAGAAGTTTACGGAGAACGTGAATTTCTCATCGTTGTTCTCTGACATATACTTTATCAACGCTTCTTCTAGCCTCTTTTCCGCTGCAAGAACAAGCGGTTTAGGCATCTTTATGCCCGTAATCACAAACTTGTCACCGATAGAAGGCTTATAGTTGTTTGTGGCGTTAGGCATGACTACACCGAAAGAAGTATTGTCCTTCTTAACAGCTATCCAAACCTCATTTGTAGAAGTGTTTTGTTGGCTTTCTACATATTGGGATGTTTGCGAAGTAACCTTCTGTTCAAAGTCTCCTGCCGGTAAGTTCCCAGCAGAATCCACCAACACTGGATTGAAAGCCCTGCCCGGCTCATTGTCCTTATAGGTAACTCCTATCTCAAACTCGCAAGCGGCACAATTCCCCGTAGTCATGTTGATTACGGCAGTCCCACCTTCCAAGCCTTGCTCAAACAGGTTGAATCCGTAATCTCCGTTATAGATATGCAGCTTTATATAGAAATAGGAATGAACATACTCGTCCGAACCATTAAACACGTTGTTTCCAGTACCTGTACCAAGTTCGTCACTATCATTGGCATCAAAAGCAATATCTGCTATTTCTCCGAACAACTTACCGGAAGAGTTTGTTACCCCTTCTATAGTCGGTTTTATGTCGCTAAAATCGACCTTTATTTCCTTTACTTTCTTTGAAGAATATATATTCTTAAACGAATAGTAATCATTAGTACCGGGAATTTTATATTTGTTATTAAGCGCATTGTAGAATCTCTCCGCTCCCCCACTCTCTCTATAAATGGAAGGCATAAGGTTTTGGCTACGCTCAATAGTTCCTGTCTCATCATCATTCGGATAGTAGAAAGGAATATTGTCAGAGCTACCGACACCCGTAACTCTATTTACTATCTTGTAATTTGCGTTTGTCTTTTTGATTGATACAAGCCCTTTCCTATACTCGAAGGGAGTGGAAATGACATTCTCTGTATATCCAATGTGGCATACTTTCCCTACAAAGTAATAAGGCAGTTCATATATGGTATATATGGACTGCAACGCTTCTGCAAGGTACACGTTATCAAGCGAAACAAGTTTGGAATCGGAAGTAATATCATCATCCATGACTACCGAATATCCTATACCCGATTTTGTCATTGAGGCGTTAAGCCGTCCGACAAACTCGTTTATGTCTCCCATGAACTTCACTGAAGTTGAATTGGAATGATATGTATCTGCTCCGGTAGTCACCACGTCCATGAAATACACGTTCTCCAGCACGATACGTTCTGAAACGAACTGGAGTTCATGCTTGTACATTACACTCTTGTTGTCCTTTGAAGATGTAGGGGTTTGGTCTACATAGTATTTCTCACCTCTGAACTCCACAAATTCCTCTCCACTCCACAAATCATCCAAGCAAGAAGGATAATTTAATGTAGCCGTAAGCGTTGGAGTACCTGCCATACGTTGTGCCGAATAAGTGTATTCTCCCAATTTGGCAGGCATATCGGAATTAGGGAACATTACCTTGTTCCCTTGCTCGTCGAGTTTATATATGTACAGGCTCTTCTTCTCCATTATTCGACAACATCAATCTGTTCTTCAATTTTTTCTACAGATGTATTTGCGGCATTCTCTTCTTCAATCCTCTTAGCTTCATCTGGTGTTGATTCAGTGTTCTTCTCAATAGCGGTCTTAGTTGAAAGTATTCCGGCTTGTTTCATTGAAATAAGCATATTGTTATATTCAGTAGCGCTAAACGGTTGCCAAATTTTGAATTTGCAGCTTATACGAAGCTTTGCAAATTCAGTTATCGCATTCGTGTTCTCTCCTTTCTTTACAAGTTCTTTTGCAAGTCCTTCCTTGAACAACCGCATCATCTTATCAGCGAAATTCTGCCATTCGATAACCCCTTGCTGAGCATTTTTCAAGTCCAAGTCACGGGTAAGCGTGATAGCAAGTCCGCTTATATCTCCGCTTGACTTGACATCTTTCGGCAAAAGGAATGTGCATGAAGAATTAATCTGAATCTTCTCAAACAAATCTTCCAAGGAATTAAGCATACCTTCCGGGCTTGGCGGTGCCTTAAATTCAGCACTACCATTTCCGTCCATGGACTTGTCTTGAAGGATTATATTTCCGGCAAGTTTCTTTGTCGTTTCGGATAAATTCCCTCGTATGTACAGGATTCCCCAACCATTACGTTTCTGAATGACAAAGAATATGTTGTATATAATCTCGTATATCTCAATAAGGCTTTGCGCTTTGTCCCACGCCACATTTCCACGCTTCGTACACAAAGGAATCTCACTGAACCCGTGCACTACTGGAGTTTCCCTTATCCATCCATCTTCTCCGGCGTTTTCTCCCGAATTGCGCATACGGTACATATACTTGTCATCGTAGCAGTCTATGTACTCCACACCGTTACTATCAGCATAGTAAACGCTTTCAAGAAGTCTGTCTCCGTTTTCGTCATTGTGTGATATTATAACATATCCGTCCTCATAACTCAACAAACGGCATTTTACTCTATTTTTATAGTCATAGTAGAAAAGTAATCCTGAATCCCCGGAAGCAAGCTGTGAACGCACTGCCTTTGTACGCCAACCGTCCATATTCCTATCGACCCAATACTCTTTGATAGTGGAATAGTTTTCTTTGTCTTTTTCAGAAGGATTGCCACCTCTCAAAGACAATACGCAAGGATTGCCACATAAGTAGATTACATGGCTCGCCAATATCTGCTCTTGCAACGCTAAAGAGGTACGTTGGAATTTTATTTCTTGATAACCTCCATTTTCCAGTTTCACACAAATGCTCGGAAGGTTATTGTCAAACAGAACGTCATGGCTCATAGGGTCAAGCTCTTTCAAGAACTTTTCCTGTGTGATAATATTCTTGCTCACTTTAGGCAACCTTGCCGTCCGTGTTTCCGTAACGGTTGCAGATTGCCCTTCGGAAGCATCATTGACAGAAGATGTATCACTACCCCTAAAGAACGGCTTCTTCTGCAAAAGAGCATCTACGTTCTGTAATAAATATAGTTTTTTCTCTTCCCGTGTCATTTGTCTGCGTCAATTAGGTTGTAATACTTCATACAGGCCTCCTTGCTCGGCATAGCTGAACATTCTCTCGAAGTCCACTTACAGATAATATCGTGCTTCTGAGGAACGACTATGATTCTTCTCTGTCCTTCTTCTTCTTCGATGTTGAACTTGTCGTTCAGCTTCACACGTGCATCCAACACGACCTTGCTTGCTTTGATAAAAGTGTCTGAATCTCCACTTGCTTTCGAATCGTCGGCAATCTGTTTCATCTCCAATATTTCTTTTAGCAATGCTTCCCGGTTCTCGTCTTTGGATATGGTAATCGCAGCACCTATGCCGAAAGGTTTCAACTTCTCTGCAAGCATGGATAGTACCTTGTTTGATGGTTTGTCGTCTTCCTGATAAGCCACCTTTGCGGCAAGAGCTTTATCTACGAAAGAATCGCACATCACCAGATAGGCAACGTCCCTTACCCTTGCTTCAATCCCTTCCGTTTTAAGGGAATTGATAATGTCCTTTATGTCATTGTAACTTATCATATCCTAATACCATAAATGTTCATCGTAAATACTTCCTTCCGTAACCAAACCTTTAGTCTGTTTCGACTCCTCAACGCTATTGTAATACCCAGCCTGCACCTCATTACCATATTCGATGTTTGCACAAGGCAACATCCGCATTGCACACGGGTCCAACAAGTCCATTGACCGACCTTTCCCAAGCATTTGGTTCATTTTCTTCTTGTTCCAAAGCCGTTTCTTTCCGCTCTGCATATCATCGAACCGCACAACGGAGCATTCTTCCATAAACTCATTCTCAACCGTTACTTTGTACTTCAAGTTTTGGTGCGTGTAAGTCTGCACGGCAAGTTTATCGTCAAATGTCAAGTTACCAACTTCTATCATCTTGCATAATCGGATATAGCACATATCCTTTACAGTCATTGCGGTAAGCTGGTAAAGACCGAAAGGCTTGTTCAATGAGATATAAGGTACGGCATCCGGTATGTAGTCGTTGAAGTAACGTCCGGCGGTAGCGTCAAAGATGATATGGCTCTCTGCCGTACCATGCTCAAACGCGAATGTCTTTACCGCCATAGCGTTCTCTCTCGGAGTTGACTTGCTGAGTATGAGTATGTCGTATGCGTGAAATCCGTCCCATGCAAGGGCTACAAGGTTGTCAGTACCGTAGTCTGCCAAGTCAACGGTTATCCATTTGTCACCGTTTACAGCCGGGTTGTTGTTGAATACTCCTTGTGCGGAATTGGACGGGATAGGTATCTTTTCGTCTGAATCAGGGTCAGCATTATAATTTACGCCAATAAGTCCAGCGGCTGAACGAGTACCAGAAGCTGCAACTGAACCAACATATCCTGCATTGCCTCCCATAAGAGCTTCATTTTCATCAACTGTGCCCTCGTATAGGGTAAACGATTTGATAAAGTCTTGATATTTCGCTTTACCTTTCAAGTCTTTAATCAAACTATCTATTTGTATCTTACATTTGGCGTAAACCTCTTCTTTTGAATCGCCCCAAACAGTATCATCAACAGTAGAACCTGCAACGAAAAAGAAACGTACCTTCCCTATCCTGTCAGGAATACCCTTCCCATCAACTCCTACATACCAATCTATAAACCTTCTCGTCCAATGTGTCCGTTTAGGGTTGAATGTAGCACGGAATTTCCCTGTAAATGTTTTGCTTTTACCACGATTACGGGATTGAATATAAGTAAACACTTCCCATGGCATTTCTGTAAGCTCGTCAATAGCGATTGCGTCATATTGCCATCCTTTCGCGCGCTCCCTCATTCTGTCTATATTCGTTGGGTCTATATAAGTAAGGTCGCAATACGCTCCGCTTGAAAATGATATTCTCGGAGTATCGGCTTCTTTAACTTTTACATATTCTCCGAATATATCTTTAAACGTATCGACAAATCCCCCTCCTGCTTTTTGATTTCCAAGACTTCTACGACTTATCAAACATCTAAAATCAGGGTCAAGCATTAACGGTTCAGCAAATCCAAGAACAAGAGAGTATGACTTCCCGTTTCCTACCCCTCCAGCACCGAAACATATATCCACGTTAGTTGAAGCAAAGTAGGTTTGGAAGCCTGGGAAGGGCTTCTTCACTATCGCATTATGTACTTCTTGCTCTTTCATCAAGAGCAAAAATACCCATTAATAACAAAGTAATATATATGTAATCTAATACTTATTTATCACTGTGATAAATAGCTTGATTTATTTATGATTATACATTTTTATTAAAGCATTACTTTCGCATATAATCATTATAAATTCATACTGTATGAAATTTACGAAAGAGCAGCTTTCAGAAGCACTGAAAGCAAAACTCACCAACAACGGCAAGAAAAACTTGGCTATGAGTGAGAGAAGTTTCAATGAGGAAATAGAAGACATCTACACCGATTTGGAAGAGAGTGGTAACAACGAAGAATTGGAGCTGGAGGATGTCGTAGGCAAAAAGATTAAACGCTTGGAGCGTATCGACAACAATGTACGCAACGACAATTCAAAGTTCGTAAAGGAGTGGGAAAAGAATCACCCCACAAAGGACGATAAGGACAAAAAGGATGATGACAAGGACGAAAAAGGAGACGAAAGCAAACTGGACAAGTTGCTCAAAGAACTCCAAGACTTGAAATCAGAGCGTGAGGAAGAAAAGAAAGCCAAGGCCGTCTCCGAAAAACGCAATCTACTCAAATCAGCCTTGAAAGGGAAAGAAGTCAAGAACGAGGACTGGATTAACGACCAGCTCGAACTGATTCACATTGATTCTGAAACTGACGTTGACGCTCTGACAGAAAGACTGGTAAAGAGCTATAACAAGTTCAGTGCAAACACACCGCCTAATATCACTCCAGGAGGCGCAGGAGGAGGTTCAGAAAAGACAGATGACTACGCCGATGTGGTTGCTATCGTGAAGAAGCAATCGCACAGAGAAGAAAAACAATAATCATTTAAAAACTAAAGAAAATGGCAGATTTTTATCAGCAAATCCTATTGAACAGCGGCTACCTTCCCGGTAGAGCGTTGGTTCAGGCTCGTGGAAGCATTGGTGGACACCGCTATGTTTTCGTGAAATTGCAGATGAGCGGAAAGGACGCGCTTGTATTCCCTACTACGGGATGCGTTATCAAGAATCCGTTCAAAGGGAATGCTCGTGCTTTTGCAGGAACTCTGTTTGAGTACAATCCGGATGGTACTGGTTATATTTTGAAATCGTATGCAGTAGCCAAAGCCACAGCAGAAGCAACCGACACGGACATATACCTGAAAAGGGACGGCTACTCTCTCATTCCGTTCGTAGGTGACATTCTTATGGTAGCACCAACTACATTGACAGGGAAAGGAACAGCAGTGACCGTTACAGCAGTTAAAGCCGAAACAGACGCTACGGCAGGTGATGTATGGAAAGTGACATTGAGCGCAACACTTGGCGCATTGACCACTTCTTCAGTGCTTGTAGAAGCAAAAGAGGCTGGAGCAAGCAAGGAAGCAATGGTTACTAACCCCAATTCATACCTTCCTTGTGACTTTGACTTTGTATTTGACCCTGCCGCATCTGACAATGACTTTGACGGTGCGAGATACCTTATTACCCCTGCTTTGGCGTTAGGTGACGTGTTCCTTTACACGGACAGAATGCAGCCGCTTTCGGCAGCCTTGAAAGGCTTGAACAAAAGTAAGGTTAACGGGTGGTTCAACATTTAAACTTAATTAGACTATGCCTAAATTTGATTTTAACAACAGCAGATACGCTAAGTTCTTCGCAGACAAGACTAACCAGCGTTTCTTGCAGTCCTTCATCAACACGGAAGGATTGCTCTATACCAATTACGGTTGGTACAAGACACAAGGCGTAAAGGCCGGAGCTCCAACTCCTACTGCGCCTAATGGTATTGCCACCTTCTCCGTGAAAGGTCGTGATTTGAAAGCCGCTCCTTTGATGGACTTGCGTGCGCCTCTTGGTGACAGCAACCAAATGGATAAGGAAGGATTGTACTGGTACACAGCTTCAATCCCCGACTTCATCGCTCCCGGTTACGTTGAAACCGCTATGGAACGTGAAGCAAAAGAGCAACAGTTTGAGTTGTTTGGAAACGATGCCGATTTGGTAGCCGCATGGGTGCACACGTTGCAATCACAGATTGACAGCTCGGACGCTACCATGAACTTTATGACCGCACAACTGATGTCAAAAGGTAACATTGACTACCGTAACATTGCCCGTGGTATTCAGATTCCTCTGCACAAAGCGGATATTCCCGAAGAGAATTTCACTAAGGCTGGTACTAAGGTGTGGACTGACCCCGATTGCAAAATCCTTAGCCAGATGGCCGCAAAAGAGAAGGTATACCGTGAGAAGTGGGGATATGAAGGCGCATTGGTATGGCAGGTTACACGTAAGATGTTCTACGAGGTAATGTTGCAGAATGCAGAAGTGAAGGAACTGATTGAAAGCTACAAGAAGAATCCTTTAGCCTACATTGCAACAACAACAACAGCTCCTACTACACGTGAGTTATTCCTTGCTGCATTCCGTGACTATCCGGGCGTTTCCCCGATTGAGATTGTGGAAGAGAAGGAACGGAACCTCACCAATACTGGCGATACGTTCGTTCAAGGTTGGTCTGATAGCGTAGCCGTTCTCCGACCTGCCGGATATGCTTGCGAGTTTGAATACACAAATAACCTCGATAAGCAGATGTTCGACAAGTACGGTTCAAGCGTAATCACAAAGATTTTCGCCCAGACTAATGACGGTCTCTGCACGGTGGTTAACACTACAACCAACAACGGATTGTACAAGGAATGGCATACCGATGTAATGATGTCGGCTTGCCCTGCATTGAAGACGTTCCGCAACCATGTGATTGTAGATACCAGCACAGCGGATTCCTAAATAACTTAGCATTGCAGTAGTAGTCATGGAAAATTCATTCGACTCGATAGCATACCTCAACGGGCTTACGAGGTTCGTCTTTGAAGATGATGCGCTTGAAAACATCGCATACGAGAACGGTTTGGTAGGACTTACCGACCGTTCCCAAATAGACGAATACACAAAAGACCATTGCCTTATCGCACTCTATGAGCTTGTCATAAACGGCCCGTGGTCTGTGGCTTCATCGTCACTCCAGCACGGCAATTACAGGCAGGACGTAGGGAGTGAGACGGTAACGGCAGCAATTATCCAAAACTTGAAAGACCGTCTGAAAGCATTGTACAAGAAGTACGGTGAAGAAGAGGCATTGGCAAGCATGGAATCCAGTGGTATGAGTTGGGTCAATGAAAATTCAATAGATGTGTAGCTTATGCGCCTCAAAAGAAAAGCAATAACCCAATACCCGTTTCATGGTACATTCTATACCGTGATAACAAACAAGCCGGAAGACGGAGACCTTCTCGGTGACGGCGACTTGCTTGGGGATGAAAGGACTGACAGCTCTCCCGAAGTCCCCACTACGGGAGAGACCATTCTTCTTGAAACTGAATGCGACATACAGCAAGCTTCAAAGCTGATTAATTCAGGGACTATCATGGCTGATTACAAGGTGTTCTTCCCATGCGAGATAGGTGCAAAGTTGCCGATAAGGTTCAACACCAACTTCAAATGTGAGGATTATGCTATACCTATTAACGGTCGTGTCGTTGGACTTGAATACAGCCAGTTGGGAGGTTGCCACGTTGACATTAAGATGAGCGAGGTGTAGGCTATGGCGAAGAAAATAAGAACAGATTCTATAACTAAGTTGGTAAACTTCTTATCAGAAGAAGCCAAGAGAATTATAGATGAAGAACTTAGTAATGTAAGTTACAAGAATGATACTGACAACCTACATGACAGCTACGGATGGGGGATATATATCAATGGCAAATTAACAAAAAGTGGCTATCAGACAGAATACGCCTTATCTCCAAGAATATGGGAGAGAGAACCTATTTATGGTCGTGATGCCATAACAGAATTTCTTGAACAGAAATACAAGCCACATGAGGGTATAGACCTTGTAATAGCAGCCGCAATGCCATACGGACAAATTTTGCAAGAAAGGAAATATGAAGTTATTGCTATTGCTCAGAACCAGCTTAAAGCATTGAGCAATAGAATAAAAGGTTCAACTTTTGGAATTATAAAGAACGGTAGTTATTGATTATGGGAAACATATACAAGACAACATCAAGAGCCGAGAACTTCTTTTCAATGCTTCTCACGAAAGCTGGGATTTCGGATAACCTTTTTATCGGGAATATGCCTGCAACCGTTGACAGCAGTTGGAAAGACATGGTGCTTGTGGATGTACTCTCACTCAAAGATTACGGTGCTTACGCAAAAGGTTCGGCAAACATATTCCTCTATGCAAAATCCGTTGACAGCCACGGGACAAAGCCAGTTAAACGGCTATACGCTATGGAACTTGCGCTTGACAATGCTATTGAATCATGCAACGACCGTCACTATGTGATTGAAGTGAACTTCCGTGACGCTGACTACGACCAAAACAGGAACTACTACTACAATGTGATAAACGTAAACATAACGGTAAGAAACATTTAACAAAAGAAAGGATAACATTATGGCAACAGTAAAAAGAACCAGCCCAACTTCATTGCAGGTAATCAAACCCGATTGCTTGGTAGCTACACTTTACACGGGTGCTACAACGGAGACAGCCGACAATCCGGCAGGCGATACTTTCATTTTTGACGAGGTAGTCCGTGACACCACAACAATCTCACAGGATGACAACGATTCAACAACGATTGAGAACGAGTTTTCCGATGACCCGATTCTTGATATTGTGTCTTTGGGTAAATTCCAGTTTGCGGCAGAAGTAGCCGACATTCAGACTGAGATTCTAAAAAACTTCGCAAACTACACATACGATTCGACCGCCAAGAAGTTGTTCGCTCCGGCTGCGTACCAAAAGACGTATGTAAAGATTGACCTTGTTTTCAAGAACGGAACTGACACAGACGGAAGCGACAAGTATATGAGTATCTGTATTCCGAAGTTGCAGTTGAACTCACGCCTTATGGTTGAGAGCATGAACAGCAACATCGCACGTCTGAACCTTGCAGGTACGGCTACCAGTGTGGCACTGACGGCTAACGGAAAGACCATCAAGACGGCCGCATACGTGAATGAGGACTTTACCATTCCGACAGAGACGGCTTAAAAGCATAGATTATATAGGTAAAAAGATTGTTGAACAGGGCGGTAGGCTGATATGCCGCCGCCCTTTTTGTTTGAATCATGGCGGTATATAGAGCGACAAAGAAGAAAGACAAAGAACAGGAAAGCACTTCTGTAAAAAGAGTTTCCGATGAATCAATGGAGCGGCTTGCAAAGATAATGAACGACAGCCCAAGCCTTGTAACGCTTCACGGGACGGAATGGAGTATTACAGGATTGAAGCCGGGCGTGCAGTGGCTCATTGCGGAACAGGCTTGTCAGATTGTCAAAGGAGAGAAGTTGAGCATGGGGGACGTAATCAAGGAGTTTGCCGTGAATCTCCCGGCAGTTGTACATGTGATAACATTGGCTTTGCTCAATGACAAGGAAAGGATTTTCTCTGACTACGAGAAAAGAGAGCTTTCCGAAGAGTACAGGCAGGTTTACGACCTTCTCATGTGGGGAGAGTACGACATGAAGGACTGGGCTTTACTACTTGGCGAAATACTAAACCTCATAAGCACGGATTTTTTTTTCGAGAGTACCAATGTGATTCAGACCGTGAGGGAAATGACCCTGACGAGGAAGACGAAGAAAGCGGAACGAAGCTGATAATCTCCCGTACCGAGTGGGGGCAGATGGTTGATTTTCTTCGCTCCAACACTTGGTGCTCTCGTGATGAATACTTGTGGGGAATGACAGTCGGGCAGGTACGGTTAAGCTCATTTGATTTCTCCCATGTGGAATACTTGAACAAGGATAAGAATAACAAGGTCGGCAAGATAGGCAGTGCTGACGATTTGAAGAATTTGAACGATTTGGGATTACCGATAATCAATAAATAACAGGATAACGATGGCAAATAACGAAGCAGGGGCATTCCTCAATATAACACCGGATGTATTAAAGAAGTTGGATAGTTTCGATGAGAAGCTTGAGAAGATAGAGAAGCACGCTCATACAGCTGCGGATGCGTTGAAGAACGGGTTTGGCAGTGTAGTAATAGATACAGGTAAGTTGGAGAGTGCAATCACTTCCTTAGCCAAAAAGATAGATGCCATAAAAGGCAATCCGTTTGAAGGAGCAGGTAAAGGTGCGGAAGAAACTACGAGAAAGACAACCTCTCTGAATGAAAGCCTTTCACGTGCAGCAGACCTACTAAATAGAATAAGCAGTAATAAAATAAGTGAAGGCTCATTCAGCAACTTAAACATCTCCAGGTTAAAGCAGGGATATTCGGATTTGAAAAAATACGTTGAGAACATGGATTTGTCAAAGCCGCAACAGAAGGCTGCGGTAGAAGCCATGCGCTACATGAAGATGGAGCTTGACGAGCAACGAAAGACTGACGAACAACGTGCCCAATCTAAAGAAAAAGAGACGGAAAGAAGAATAGCCGCTGATAAACGTGCTGCAAAGGCGGCAGCAGATTTGGCAAATGCGCAGAGGTCAACTCCGCAAGGCGCATTGGACTATTCCAAAAATACAAAATCGCTCTTGCAGAACGTACAAGCCATCGAATATTTGAAAAAAGCCCGTTTGTCCCTAAACACTACTGACAAGAATTACCAAACTACGTTACAACAGATAAACCAAGCCATAGCCAAGCACAACCAAGCGTTAACAGAAGCAGGAGTCAAATCACAACAGCTTGCCACACGTCACCGTAACCTAATGGATACGGCAGGGCAATTAAGCCGTCAGCTTGCCTTGGTATTCTCCGTGTCACAGATTGAAGGATATATAAGTAAGCTGGCAAACGTCCGTGGAGAGTTTGAGCTACAACAGCGTTCCTTGCAAGCCATATTACAGAATAAATCACAAGCGGACCAAATATTCAACAAGACCGTTCAACTTGCTGTCAAGTCTCCTTTCAAAATCAAGGAACTTGTTTCATACACCAAGCAACTTGCAGCATACCGCATTGAATCAAGCAAGTTGTATGATACGACAAAAAGACTTGCTGATGTATCGGCTGGTTTGGGCGTTGATATGGGCAGAATTATTCTTGCTTACGGTCAGGTAAAGGCGGCTGCATACTTGCGTGGTACGGAAGTCCGGCAGTTTACAGAGGCTGGTATCAATCTGTATGGAGAGTTGCAACGCTATTTTGAAGAAGTTAAAGGCGAAGCATATACCACTGCCCAAATAGTGGATATGATTTCCAAACGAAAGGTGACTTTCGAGGATATAGAGAACATCTTCAAACGGTTAACTGAAAGCGGAGGGTTGTTCTACAATATGCAGGAGATACAAGCTGAAACTTTGCAAGGTAAGATTTCAAACTTGCAGGATAGTATAGACGTTATGCTTAATTCTATTGGTAAGGCTAATGAAGATACGCTGAAAGGTTCTATTGATTCAATTAAGGTATTGATTGATAATTGGGAAACGGTTGTTGAAGTTGCAAAGACGTTCGGTGTCGTAGTAGGCTCATTGCTATTAGCACCCAAAATAAAAGCTGTTACCCAAGGAGTAGGCTTATTATCTTTTGCTTTAACAAAAGCAGAAACTTCATTACGCTCTTTAGGTCTTGCTTTTAAAGCATCTCTTCCATTAATGGCTCTCGGAGCAGCCTTACAACTTGTAAATGAGTTGTGGAACGTTCATTCCCAATATAACAAAATGTTGAGAGAAAGCAGCAATAAGTATTATACTGCTCAATTAAGGATAGGAGAAATAGACGAAATAGCTAAAAATGACACAAGAAAAGCATTATCATCCTTGGTGAAAGAGATGAATAATGAAGGATTTGAAATAGAGATAAAGCCCAATATATCAGAAAAAGAAGCAAAAGAGCAATTTGAAGAGTACAAAAAACAATATACAGACTTCTTAGAAGATATTAGAAAAATTGAAGCCAACTATGCAGAAAACAGAAAAAAGGGATGGCTGATAGGTAATGATGATATTGAAACTGATTTAGACGAATACGAAAATGCCTTCAACGATTTTATAGCGAAAGGTAATAAAATACAAGCCGAACTATTAAGGATTTCCGAGGAATCAACTTCTTTAGGTAAAGGAGCAAAAGACTACATACAAGAGCTTGTAAAAGGAAAGAAAGAGGGTGAGAGTTTAATTGAATACTATGAAAGACTTGCGGATTACTTGGAAAGAATAAAAAATGGGGTTCTTTTTGCAGGTAAGAAAAGTTCTATTTCCAGTTCGTTCTTAGGCTCAAGGAAAGACATGGAAAAAGAAAAAGAGTCTGCCATTCAAGAAATACATGAAATTTTTGACACTATAAATGATGAGGTAATAAAAGGTAATAAGACAAGAGAACAATTTAGGATTTTAATAGATAAAAAAGCTCTTGACGAACAATGGTCCGAAATAAAAAAAGAACTTGCATATAATGTATATGAATTAGGAGATATAAAAGTTCCTCTTAGGCCAGGGATAAATAAAGAAGAACCTGAACCAGACCCCAAACATGAACGAGATATTTTAGCAGAGCGCATTTCCCTTATTAAAGAGCTTAACAAAGAATACGAGAAGCTGAACAAGGTAATGGGCAGTAAGGAAGCGGCTAAAACTGTCATGGAGCGTTATGAGGAATCACTTAAAAACGTGAATATGCCTAAAAGCATCATCGGGGATATGTTCCTTCCAAACAAGAAGAATACGGCAAAAGCATTACAAGAGATTTCTAAAATAATCACAGATTTTAGGAAGAAGCAAGGTGCTATTAATGATTCATATCAACTGTTGGATAGCGATGATGTAGAAAATATTAAGAAACAGCTCGACAAGACCAAGAAGAACATAGAAGATATGTTCAACGGCTTAGACTTGCATCAAAAACTGAAAGATGCAGGACTGTCTGAAGCCGAAGTGCAACAGTTGTTCCCCGGACTTGCAAAGACATTGGATGATGTTCAGAGAGGTATTGAGATTGAGTTTCAAACGAAGTATGCTGACACATACAAAGACCCGAATACTCAACAATACAAAGATTATCAAGATGCAATAAAGAAGATTGAGCAGCAGCGTATAAAGGAAAGCCAAGACCTTGTTGTGGAGCTTACAAAAAAATACAAAACACAGCTTTCAGACCAGTTGCAACTTGACCGCTGGTATTATGAGGAGAGAGCAAAGATAGCCAAAGCCAATCTTACAGAAGAGCAGAAAACGCAATATGAAGCAAATCTTCAAAAACAATATGAAAAGAAGTCAGATGAAAACGCTTGGAAGCAATTCCAAGAAAGCGATTTTTATATAGATTTGTTCCAAAACCTTGACAACGTATCTACAAAGACGTTGATTGCAATGCGTGAAAAGCTGGCTGATATGAAAAAGCAGTTAAAAGACTTGCAACCAAGCCAAGTAAGAGCCATTGCAAACAATATGGAAAAGTTGAATGAGGTTTTGGCTGGAAGAAACCCGTTCAAAGAACTTATCCCTAATCTGAAAAGCTACATCGGTTCTCTTAAAGACAGAAAGAAGCATGAAGATGATTACATTACAGCTCTTGAAAAACAAGAAAAAGTAGAAAAACGTCTTTACGGATATACAAAGACGAGCGAAGACGGCTCAAAAGAAAGAGTAATCGGTGAATCTGAAGTTCTCGCTCAACTTGAAGCTGAATACAATGCGATTGTAGAGAACAATAATGCTACGGAAGAACAAAAAAATGCGGCTCTTGAAAAACTAAATGCAGCAAAAGAAGTTGTAAGGAAAACAGAGGAAGAACTTGCGAACAATAAAAAGATTACCGATGAAAAGAAAGCGCAAGTAGATGCAGACAGAAAGAAACTGGATGCTGCAAACAAAAGCCTGAACGAAGTCGCAAAATATGGAGCAGAAGCCGTAGATGCTGTTTCAGAGTTTACTGGCATGCTTGAAAGTTTTGGCGTTGAAATGCCGGAATGGTTGAAAAATACAGCGGAAGGACTTGGGCAGATATTTGACGGACTTGGAAGCATAGACCTTACAAGACCATTTTCTATTGTAACAGGTAGTTTCAAGACTATTGCAGGAATTGGAAAAACTATTGGAAGTATATTTGGTATTGGTAATAAGGATAAGAAGAAGGAACGTGAAATCCAACGGCAGATAAAGAATATAGAAACTCTTGGCAAGGCATACGATGAACTAAAGGAGAAAATGGAAGCCGCTTGGAGTGCAGACGACCTTCGCACACAGACCAAAGACACCGTAGCCAACTTAGACCAGCAGATAGCTTCCTATCAGGCTATGATTAAAGCCGAGCAGGACAAGAAAAAGACGGATAAAGACCGTATCAACGAATGGAACGATGCTATAAATGAGCTTGAAAAGACCAAAAAGGAGATTTTAGACGAAGAAAGAAAATACATGGGCGGCATAGGTGGAGAATCCGAATACAAGTCTGCCGCAGAATCTTTTGTTCAAGCGTGGATGGACGCTTTCAATGAGACCGGTGACGGGCTTAAAGGTCTGGAAGAGAATTTTGATGATTTCATAAACAATCTCTTCTTGAAACAAGCATCCATGAGAATTGCCAACAAATTCCTTGAACCGTTGTTCCAAATGATAGACCTTGCTGTTACAGAAGGTGAAGCAGCCATTGCAAAAGGATTTGATGGTAGTACAGACTTGACAAGGCAAGAAATGGATAAGATTGTCGAGGAAGCAAAAAAGCAATTCCCACAGCTTAGTGAAGCATTAGAACAGCTATACAATGCCCTTGGGATAAAAAATAATAAGACAGCCGAATTGTCTTCCCTAACCCAAAGCATTCAAGGTATAACTGAACGAGAAGCAGAAATTTTAGAAAGCCTGCTCAATTCTATCAGGTTCTTCGTCTCCCAGCAGACAACCGACATTTCCGCAATCAGAGCCTTGTTGGATGCCCGATACGGACTTGAAGCCGAATACTCCGATAGCAATCCTATGCTTGTCGAATTGAGGGCGCAGACTGGATATTTGGAAAAACTTAGTGACTATATTGGAAGGGTGTTCGCACCAAGCCCTAATTCTAAGGGACCAGCCCTTCGCGTTATAATGCAATAAAATAAAGCGGTAGGATATTTTCTTACCGCTTTATTATACTTCTATTATTATTTACTTCCGTGGTCGTATATATCACCGAATTTAGCTTCTATGAATATAGGGTATATCACACAGTCCATTATTAGACATACGAAAGGGCGGTTATCGCCACTATATCTGAAAACAGCAAGTTCCTTAATATCCTCTGTGATTATTGCAGGAAGGGATGTTGGCCTCAACTGTTTAACTGGTATCATTTCAAAACCATACTGGTGTTTCCCGGAAATGTTTATATCTTTCCAAGTAAGACAGCACAATTTTTGCATTCTCGTTACAAAATCCTTGAACACACTATTATCACATCCTTTTAAAGATGTTTTCATATCCAAATACTTAAAGCAGAAAAGAGGTTCTTTGCTTCTCGCATCAACCTCTTTTTCTTTTAAATTAGGCTTTACATCTTTGCGCTTTAACTTAAACTTGCCACTCATTTATGCTTCAATTTGTGTTTTGAAAAACGACATCATTTTATCCCGGCTTATTACAGAGTTTATTTCCGTGGTTTTCCAAGGAGATTCTTCATGTGTCATTTTCATCAAGGCTACAGCAGAAAACTGGTTGTATTCCTCATAAACATTGTTGAAAAGTTCTTCTTCATCATCTGATAAAGATATACCTTCTTTTGAAGTCGATATAGAGTTGGATTCAAACGATTTATATTCCTTATATACAGAAGGGACAACCGGTCCATATTGCCAAGCAACAATATCCTCGTCAAACAATGGTGTTCCAAAATATGCCAAATGGAAACCTTGTTGGTAATACATCATCTTCTGCAATTTCAGATTTGATATAGTATCACCATGTTCCAAATCTGTTTTGGATACAATTTTATTTGCGATGTCTAATGCTTTGTATGCCATAATACTAATGAGTTATTTGTAAAAAAGCCCAAAGGGTAAGCATACCTATTATTCAAGGACAAGCTGCAAATACAGCTTTAAGGTATGCGTAGCCATGAGCGTAATTATTATGCAAATATAGAGGCTAAAATTTGTATTGCAATGGATTTCTTATTTAATTTATAGATGTTTAATAGCATATTATAAAAAACGCTGCGACAGTACACAACGCCCCAAAAGAAAGAAATCATCGCTACTTATACCTTCCTACCACTACTTGATTGATGCAATCGGCAGCAAATCCTACCAAATAAGCTTGTGCCTCATCATTGTAGAAATCACCTTTAACACCAATATCAGAAAAGACAACAGAAGATACATGAAGAGCCTCATGAGCTATGTCCTTAATTCCCATTTTTTGCTTTATATATACAACAACACCTAACCAATCACCGTCTTTTATCGAGGCTCTAAACGTAATAGCCTTGCATGATTTCAGCATATCCTCAACCTCTTCAGATTGTTCGATATAAAAAGCGCGCTCTATATCCTTAAAAGAACCTCCTTTTACAACCCATAGCTTACGTGGATATATGGTAAGCTCAAACTGATGTATCTGAAATTTACTGCTCATAGTTCCACTTTCACCTCAACCACATACTCTTTGCCAATTTCACGACCTAATTCATCGTAGGACACACGCCTAACAAATCCGACATCCGAAATCTGCACCCCGATTTCATCCTCAAATCCATTCAGAAGCCCGGCTATCTTGTCGTTCAATTCCTGCTTCTTTTGCTTTATCTCTTCAACGTCCATAGCCTTAATTATCCGCTTTCAAATAGATATTCTTCAGTTCATCTTTTCTCAAAGTACCATACTTTATTCCCCGGTCAATACGCTTCCTTGCATTGCCGTCCTTAGCCTTGTCAGTGTTCTTTGAGTTGTCTTTAGACACTATCAGCTTCACCAACTCATTCAACGGAATAGGCTCTATCGTATTTCTATCCCAAATGGAACTGAAAAACTCCTTGGCAGGCTTTCCCATAAGTAGTTTCTTTTCCGTCTCCTCTCCTACCTTCTCAAAATGCAAATAAGGCTCCGATACAATATTAAAATATGGCAGCAAAGACTTCTCGTCCGGCTCGCTCACCATACGTGTCTTCAGAAGTTTCAAGTACCTTCCACCTGTCTTTGTCCTGCCGATGGCAAACACCCCGTCCGCAAAGTTTGAAAGAATCTTGCTCCCTGCCATATTTGTCTTTGACAAAGGCTTCCATTCCTCAATCTTAGGCGTATGCGCTATCACCATGATGCTGATACACATTTCCCTCTTCAATCTCGTAAGACCGTCCATGATAGCTCCGGCATACTCCGCTTCCGATGTTTGAGTGGAAAGGAATGAAAGGTTATCCAATATCATAACCTTTGCTTTCGTATCGAGCAATTTGTCCTTTATACCGTCAATCACGTTCATGCTGAACTCTTCGCTATCCACGTTTTCCGATATGGTGCAACGAATAAGAGACTTAGGAAAATCAGCGTTCTTATACCGCCTTGCAAGCTGTCTGTCCGAAAGTTCAAAGTCAAAGTAAAGGACACTCTGCGGATTCATTTCCACATCCATACATTCACTCTCCCCTTTGGCTATCTCGTAGGCTATCTGTGTGGCTAAAATTGATTTTCCGATACCGCTGTCCGCAAACAGGAACACAAGTTCATTCTCCCACCAAAAATCGCCCCAAAGCCTATGGATAGGCGGCTTCTTTTTCCCATCCTCAATGACTGACTGCATATCGGAAGAGCTGAACAATGGTATTTGTTCAACCATATCGCCATCATCAGGAATTGCAGAAGCGTTGTTCTCGAACCGTTCTATGTCGGATTGTATCTGTTCTTCTTCGGTCATACCTTATTACTAATTTATGATTACACACTCCCGTATTTGAACGAAGCAAAGCAATCTAATTCATCATAAACGAAAAAGCCAAGCCCGTCAAGAGTTTCCTTATCTTCGTCAGAAACTATACTTGGGTCAATATCAACGTAAAGTATATCGTGTTCGCAATATGTCGGGTACATTTTATTCTCGTACTTCAAGAATATCTGCAATGCCTTAATTAAATCTTCCATACTATATTCTTTTTAGCAGGTAGCGCAGTTTCCCACGCTGTCGTTTCTGTTCCTACACTTGGCAGGTCAGATGTTATTATTAGTCCATTCGCTTTTAGTTATACATTTCAACTGCTTGAATGTACCTGTAATCTTATTCTCACCATAAGAATACACGTAGCACGCACCATCACCAGTAATATTCACAGCAGAATTACCGCCGACATACAGCTTGCAGACATTACCTCTCTGTACATGGAACTCAACCTTTGAAGCAAGCACCGTAGTAAGCGTGCAATCCTGCTCTATTTGCCCGTTAAAGTCCACGTAGAGACACGAAGTATATCCGTCCTTGCTCCGCTTCCATTTACCATTAATATAGTCAGAAAACGTCCGTTTCATATACTGAATATCCATGCCCCAACCAAAAGCCGACGCATCCGCTAGCATCTCCACACCATTTGAATCAAGTGCCATATCCATCAACGCCTCCTTGCTCGTAGCTTCATCCCACTTGTCTTTGTATGACGTGCACAATCCGAGCATCATGGCATTACGTTTAAAAGAAAGCAAATCATTCATTGTTCAAATATTTATTTCTTTTCTCTTCTGTATTAAAATCGTCTGCACGGCCAATAACCTTTTGTGATAAAATAGTTAATCCACTTTTATCTTTTCGAAATACAGTTTCTATAGCTATATCATTTTTATGTCCGAAATCAACAGATATGATTATGTCTCCACACTTTTCAATGAAAACATCTTTGTTTTTCATACAATAGGGAATTTTTCAAGTTCTACCTCAATAAGTTCATTAATCCTCTTCACATCACTATCTGAACAAGGAATGTCCTTATACATTCTGACAGACCGTATAATATTACGTGCATGAATATGAGAATGCTTTTCTAACGCGCTGTACGACACCCCGAATCGGTCATGCGCAACCACAAACACTGCAGGTCTTGCCATTCTTTTTACAAACGGTATATTTGTCTTCCCTTCGTATAAAGACAATGGAGATATGGGCGAATATTTATCCTTGCAGAATGCTTTGTTTACGCAATCGCACACGATACGCTCAACCTTTCTTATAACGCCCGATTTTAAGCAATCTTTTCCTTTTGACATACTTTTCTATGATTTTCTGTTGGTCTTCATTAAGTATTTCTCCGCATATATACATATTGCCGATTACATATTTCTTGAAGTCAATAGTCTTTTTACCATACAACCCCAATCCATTATCAACGCCTCTTGGAACCGATGGTGTAAGCACATGAGTATTGACACAGCCTTGAACTGGAATAGCGTTTATATCAAAAACTATACGCCCTTTCTTCACCCGTATTCCACCTGTCTCAACATCGGGTATAAATACTCCCTTAGTAACCTCTCCGGTCGTTTTATCCTTGAAAGATACCCATTTTACGCCCGGATGGTTGCCTATGTTTATGCGTATGTGATATACGTTGTCAGGGCTATACCTGTCCTTCCTCGGTTTTATTTCCTCCATCGAACACCTCCTTGGCTTCCTCCGCCATTATAGCCTTCTGCTCAAACTCCGCATTCGCCTTCACGTCCTCTTCGGGCGGCGTTGTGTTCATGGCCTTATCCAAGTCCTTCATCTGCCGTTCCATCCACTTCATGTAGTTTTCAGCCTCTTTCTGCGCTTCATTAATATCCGTGAACACAGCCATTGGCTTGATAAGGTTCGCTTCCGTCACTACTTTCATTCCATCCAAGAACTCCTTATTGGTAGAAGTCGTATCGCCGAACATCTCATTCTCTTTGCCTTTGATAGACTTCTTGAAATCCACCATGTATTTCAACCAAGCATATAGGGATGTTTCATGTGCCACACCGTCCAATCCTACTGCATAAGGTGTCGTGAACACTCGGAACCCTGTGTAGTTCTTAAACATTATTCCAGTGCGGCATACGATTATCTCGAACGAACCGAAATTCTCTCTCTCCAGCACATCGCTTTCTTTGATGATGAACTCAAAGCCTTGTTGTTTCTTGTTCTTTGCCATAGTTATTATGCTTTTTCGTATGTTTTTTCAAATATGTCTGGCTTGCATGGGTAGAACTCTCCATTTATACCTTTGATAATATAGTCCCCAAAACTTGCAGTCATAATACCTTCAAGTGTTTCTATTTTTATTCCACCGTTAGAAATAACTTGCTGTATTGTAGATTTTCTACCGAATACTGATGTTTCAGTACCACATCCAAGAAAATCAACACATTCCAAAATGGAATTTTCATCGTGTTCTAACCTAACCGCTTCAATAACTACCGGTTTCTTCCTGTACTTCATAATTATTCCTCCGTCTTAGCCTTTCTACCTCTATTCGGTCTGAACGCCGTCTTAGCGTCCTCTACCTCGATAATACACTCTCCCTCATCCTCAACTGTCGCCACCGCCTCATTCTCCTTCAACTCCTCTTCAACGACAGGATTAGCCTTCTCTTCCGCTTCGTCCACAACCGACTTACCGAATCTCGGCTTCTCCTGGTTCATGTTCAACTTCTGCATATCCATAGCGTACTGTAACTGGTACACCTTGAACTTCTCATCGTCCGAATCAATGATTTCATCCGCATAGCCTGGATAGTGCATAGCGATTGTTCTTCTGTTAGCCTTCGTAGCCATCCCCAACGCCTCCTCATCCACGTACATATACGGGTGAATCGAAATAAGACCGTCAATAGGCGACAAGCGTCCGAACGTCTTCTTGTACTCGATAAGTCCGTCAGCCCTCTGCTCCACAATTGCGTAGGCGTTCATAAGGTTCTTCTTCTTGATAAGGGCGATAGCCAATATCCAAGTAAGCCCAAGTTCGGGATTTAACTTCTTTGGCAGCTCCCTCAACCTCGCAAAGGATAATGCCTCTGATAATGTATCTGTCTCTAAAAACATAATATATAGGTTTTTATTTGTGATTATTCAGTCGGGAAAGTATCATCATATCCGAACGAGCATCCGTACACGTTGGTGAATGCAAACGTCACCTCCTTGTAGTTCTGCCCTTTCAAAGTGTCACTCTTAGGCTCTGTAGCTCCGGTAAGGTACATCAGCACCTTCCTCTTCCTCGCCGTGTCACGGTAAGCCATCTTGCAGCCTGAAACGAAATCCAAAAAGCCGTGGTAAGCCGAATCGTCCTTCTCGTCGTTCTCCAAGAACACCAGCGTCAGCTTTATGCTCGTCTGCTTGTAAGTCGGAGTACCGGAAACGTACACACCAGCCTTGCTAGTCTCCGCAAAGTCCTCCGAATACACGTTCTTGGGCTCCCCGTAAGCGTTAAGACCGGTGCACTCCTTGTACCTCAATCCGGGAAACTCCGCTTCCAAGTCCTTCCAAGAAGCACCGGTCTCACCGTAACGAATCATATAGAATTTATAATCTGCCATACTACACGTTATAACATCCGCAAATATAATTAATTATAATGATTTATTCAAGCTTTACTTTAATATTTAAATATTATGCTTATATTTGCAAGAGGCTTTGATATAAAGTGAATAACACTTCATTTTAAGTTAGTATTTCAAAAAAGGCATCCCGCTTGCGATAAGTAGGATGCCTTTCCGATTTACGCATTAGCCGAACATCAATGTGCGTCTCTGTTAATTTGGGGAGCAAATCTTCATGTGCGGTTTTTTCGTTTTAAGTCTTCCTGTACATTCGGATTTTTCCAGCTTGGCTATCTTTTCTTGCGCAAGCTCCAAGTCTTCTGATATGCGTAACAATTGCTGCATAAGCATCCTGTTCTGTCTTATAAGTATTTCTATTTTGCTTTCCATAATGTTAATTATTTTAATATAAGTAAAGTGGTACATAGGTTTTCAAGGCTGCATGGTGTGTGCAACCTTAAAAAGTGGTTATAACTTTTGGTTATATGGTTATGCAGCCGGATTCATTTCTCCTTTTATCTGCTTGATGGCTTTCTTCACGTCCCAGCCGTTTTCATATAGAGCTATGATAAATCTCCTACCTCGCTGTGTCCATACCGTATATATGTTGGTATGTGTATTACCTCTTTCACTTGTGAAAATGTTTGTTCTCGTTTCGTTCATGCCCCATTTGTCGTATGGTGATTTAAGAAGCCATTGTCCGGACTGCTTGAACTGTATTCCAAGTTCCTTCAACTTACTATTCAGCTTTTCAGCAGACATACCTATCTCTTTTGCTATTTGAGTTGTGGTAAGAGCGTTAACGCTCTGCAAGTGGTTGTCGTAGTAGCTTACTTTCGGGGCGGCTTTCTTGATTTCCTCTGTCTGAATCTCGATGGTTGCTTGCTGCTGCTCTGTTTGGGCTTCAAGCTGCTTCAACCGCTCCTCTCTTTTGGCAAGGGTAGATTGTGCGATTGTTAGCGCACGTGCCATGATTTCTTCGGGAGTGTCATCTTGCTTGGTGGAGATGTAGCCGCCTGTCTTGCGGATGGTCTTTAGAATCTCCTTTACGCCTTTCTTAAATTCTTTTGCGATTGGCTTGCGGCTCTGCATGAGGACTTCGTATAAGCCATCTTCGGTAAGTAGCCAAACTTCTCTATTTTGACCTGATACGAATATTGTTCGTACCAGCTTTTCTTCTTCATCAACAGAAGATACCATGTTTGACACATCGAACTTCCCTTTTGATGTTTTTGCATAATCTATGCACTCCGCTACCTCTTTGGCAAGGAACATCGGATTTTCGGCAGTTCCGTAAACCGTAAATGTATGACCTAATAATTCAGTCTGTTTAATTACCTGTATATTCTTTTCCATTTCATTCATATATTAAAAAGTAAAGGGCAAATCCCGATGAAGCCTAATGTGGTTGTCTGCTCCAAAGGGAAATGCCCAGCAATATCTTTATTCCAGTCGTTCGACAACCACGAAGAACGACTAACAACGTTGTTTACATTGCAAAAATAATGGATGATTTCCACTTTACAATAGCCTAAAAATGAGGTAAAAATGTCCTTGCATTTGCGTGCATCATCCTGCATGATTGTGCACTAATAAAAGTTAAATCACATCGAAAATAGATGATAATTTATACTCATTCTTAATAAACCATGTGTATAATACGTAAAAAGGCATATTGTATTTATTTCATGATACCATGCAATGATTATTCAAACATATATTATTGTTATATAGGCTATTGAAAAATAAGGTTGTAATTCCATCACCTTGCAAATTTCACAAACGGGTATATGAACAAATGGAAAAGGTAGAGTGTTAGCACTGCACAGATTGGCACAATCCCTTTTCTGTGTCTGATACGCCGGAACATACTCCTCTCTTTGAGAAGGATTCCGATTACCGCCTTTTGGTAAGCGGTTGCTTTACGTCCAAGCAACTCTGTTTCGCTTAGGACTTGAATCGAGTTTGTTAGCATAACAAAAAAAAGCGCACGTTCACGGCTGCTAACAAACTCATAGGAATTTAGTTTGAGGACATTTCTGTTACCCCACCGTTCGTGCGCAATATCTTACATTATGATACTACTTGTTATATGTATTGGCAAAAAAATAACTCCAATGATGAAGCCATAGGAGTTTGCCGCTCCTATAAGTTGTTAGCACTGCAAAGAAAAGCATATTTTTCAATATAGCAAAACTTTGCGGTGTGTTTTTTTTGCACATAAAGCATCATTTTTCTTTATTTTCTGAACGTGCAACATCCCAAAGGCTACTAAGTACATAACCAACTGATATGGTTGTTGTATAGTCTTCCGGCATTTCGTATGATTCTACTACACGAGTAAAATCATTATCAACAATATATCTTACAGTAGTAAGTATGGCATATCCTCCACGACTTTTAATTCTAAACTTTTGGTCTATTGTATATCCGTCATAAAAATTTTCCTCAAATGTATTAATATCACCAAATTCTTCACGATGTTTTCTTATCAAATCATAAACATCATATCTATCATTACCTTCCAAACAATTAAATGAAGTGTGAGTTTTATTATATTCTTCTATTATCTTTTTCGCCACAGATATAGCATTAAGATTGCTCCATATAGCCCTATTGCATTTACGAACTTCTGTACTTACGGGTTTGTAACTTTCATAATCGTAAGCTGTTTGCTCCATGTATTCATCTATCAAGTCTTCTCCTTTTGATTGTTCTGATTTGCACGACATCAAAGCTATCGCAACCAACATCAGTAATAAAATCTTCTTCATAATAACATAATTTTAATTGTTAGTCAATGAATCAATATATACGCAATCTTCCCAATATTTAGGGACTCGCAATATTTCAAGTTCAGCCATCATCATACCTCCATTAGAAATGTCATAAAAAGACTCGTATAGTCGTTTAAAAACACATTCGTCAAACTCCACTACCAGTTCGTTGCTTATACCAATATCTAAAAGGTAGATATATGCGTTATTGACAATATAATCAATACACTCATGTGTATCACACTCAGCAGATATGCTACAAATATCTTTCTTGAAGTCCATAAGGAACGTATATATTGCATTCCTTATTCTCGGATTTATCTCACGCATATTGTCGTCTGACAAATACTTCCAATGAAAATTCTCTATGCCATTCCTCACGTGAACCGCAATAGCTTTTGCCAAACGATTCTTGTCGCATAATATTTCGCTTGCCATTTGTTTCAATAACGCTTTGTCCTCTTCGGATATTTTTATTTCCATGATTTTAATCGCCTTTCTTGTTCAACAGCCTTTCTTCCGTCTGCTTCAATGTATTTTTCTTGATATTTAGCTGGTGCTCCACTATAAGGTCGTAGTCACAATTACCATCACCACCTTTGCTTGTCACCACCAAAAGCTCCAATAGCATCAAGAACAGAAAAAGAAATACGTAAAATCCTAATGCTATTTTGCTTTCTTCAAGAATACTGAACAACGCCTGCAATTCTTCCAAGAAACCTGTGTCTGCTTCTTCATAGTCTTTACGAACTACATCGGCTACCTGCATTTTTGCTTGCAGGTACGAATTTAGCTGTTTGTTGTAATCTTTTAAAGCATTCTCGTTGGCTTTAGCTTGACCACTTAGCGGATTTTCTACATTTCTCTTGTTTACGCTCGTCACTTTTTCTTCTATTGGATTCCCATCCTTATCAACCCCAGTCTGCTTTGTTGTTGTACTTACATCCGTAGCCACAATAACAGGATTCTTTGATAATAATTCATAAATCCTAATATTCTCTCTTCCTATGGAATCTATCTGCTCAGTAACCCTCTTTATGTCAGCATCTAAATATGCCATACGCTCAGGAATCGCTTCATTAATCTGTTTTGCTCTTATTTCCTTCATCTTAACGTCAATATCATTCTTGAAAATGATTTGGTCAAAGATTGTAGAGCCTAAAACTGCCATTAAAAAAGCTAATAACCCTCTAATAAATCCCATCCATCCGAGCTTCCCAACGGTTAATATAATAAAACGCTCTATGCAAATTATGATAGTCGTAAACACAAGCGATATGAGTATCTTACCATGTAGGCTTTCGATACCAACATATCTGTCCGCAAAGCAAAAACCAATAGTACCCCAAATGATAGAAAGTATAATGATTGCAGATATGTATCTTTTAAAAGTCCTATGACTTGCTTCTCCACATTCCTTCAGTATATCGGATTTCCATCCGATAATAAAGCATCCTATTTTAGTAAGTATTCCCATAACCGCACACTATCGTATAAATGATTCAGATTTGGCAGCAACACCTTTAAGGAATCCTCTCTCGTATGAATCAATCATGCTCATCATCTTGCTTTCTCCTACGTCAAGGGCATCCTCCATCTCTTTTATCTTTTTAAGGTGTTCGTTGTACGTTTCTTTTCGTGCCTTCAATGACATGGAAGAGGAAGTTAGCCCCTGCGTTTCCACAATATCAATCTGCACGTTTATATCACGTATATCGCTTTCGTATCTCAGTCTTACTTGTTCAAAAAGCATTTTAAGACCGTTGTTTATAATCTTCTTCTTTGATTCCTTATACTGTATGTCAGAGTTACACATTGCATCATTGTAACCATCTTGCTCATAGTCAGTCTGTATGTAGGAGTATATGACATCAATAGGCATACCTGTACCATATTTAATTGTTATAGTATTGCTTTCTAGGTTTGGCTCTGAATCATCAACAAAATCCTCTCTTCTAATCTCAGGCAGAATTTCCTTACTATTATCCTCCACATTTGGCAATCCAACAACTTCTGTGTTATTAACTTGGTTGCCCTTCTTGAAAAAATTAAAAAGTCCCATATTTATTTATTGTTTTAGTTGGAATATCAAATTTTGCATGTCCTCTTTGGTGGCAAGAACTACATAGTGTAATAAGATACTTATCATTATATTCCCACGGCCGAAGTTTCCTCCCATTTTTATCAATATGGTATTGCTTATGATGTACAACCAATTTTTTTTCACTTCCACATATTGCACATTTATACCCATCTCTTTCTAATATATGCATTCTCTTTTCACGCCACCTTTCATCAAACAGAAGTTCTCTATATGAACCGTGATTAGAATAATATTGTTTCATTTTCTCAACCCCTTTCTAAAACTACTGTTTGCACTCCTTGAACTCTTTATAAGTCCACCTTTTACAACCCAAATGATAACTGCAATAAAAAATAGTATATCCATTATTATTTGTTTTAAGTGATTAATTGCATTTCCTGCTTGGTACAATAGACAATATCCATTTTACAGCATACACTACGATGCACAGAATGACAATGATGGTATTTGATAATATTCCACATCCTTGATTATATGCTCTCCTTGAAAACGGATATTCTCTCCTTGTTCCCATGATATTACTCCTTTATCCTTCCATTTTCGTCAAACTCAAAAGGCAACTCCATCTGCCCGATTTGACGCATCTTCATTTTCTTAAAATTATCACAAAACTGCTTCATGTTATCAGAAACTTGGAACAGCGTAATAACCTTGTTTATCTGCTTCTCCAAATTAGGCTCTCCTATATCGGTAGTCAAAAGCTGGTGATACCTGTTCGTCCTATTCCCCAATTCACTTTTAGGTGTTTTCTTTTTAAGTTCCTCCAACACACCGTTAGGGAGTTCCTCGTATATGAATGCGTTCGTCCATTTCCCTATTATTCCCGGTCTTTTCTTTATCCCGTTAACGGTATAGTCCCATCCGTTAAGTCTGAATAACTCTTTATAGAATATATCTGGGAAACGCTTCTGCCACGGTAGAAGCTCTTCGGATATGTATGCTTTGAGTATCTTTTGAAGTTCGTCATTCTCTCTTTCGTACTGGTATCCGGTAGCTTCATCAACAAGTGCTATAATACCTACTTTTGCAACCGAACGTATAATTATATCAGCATTCCGAACAATGGCATCATTATCAAAAACACCGGCACGATTTGCGTCTATTATAGCAGAGCAAATATCAACCAAAAGTGTCACCTCATATCCGTTAGCCGTTGATTGTGAGCCGCCTGCGTTATTTCTTTTGAATTTTACAGGTTTAGATAGTCGCTCTGATATGCTGTTATCGCCGGCACAAAGATAACTTGAAACACCTTCCATTTTACAGAAGCTACTCATCCACTGACCGCTCTTGCTGTCATAACCTATTGCCTTTTGTATTCCTCTACCGGAAAATACTCTCATTCCATTGTCAAGTACATAACAAGGTATCTCCAAGTTTCCCAAACGCAAAGGAGTTTTATCAGAACCATACTTTGCTAATAATATCTTATTTTCTTCCATACTCATATTTTAAGTTAGTATTCAAATTTTCTGCAAATATAGATATTTGGTTCCATTTGTTATTTAATTCATTGAATAATTGTATCTTTGCGTATAAACCAGTTTGATATGGAAGAATATGACAAAGAATTAGTCAGGTTGATTGCGCAGCAAGAAATCATAAAGCGTGAAATCTCACAAATGAAAAAAACATCATTTTGGGACTTCATACCGGCGATATGGGGTGGCATAATCACAGGCGTAATCATATTCATACTAATAAAGCTAAAATAAACACATAGCGAAAAAGTAAATTTGGGCAAAGCGTAGCGAATTAGCTGATAGAGCGTTCGTTACGCTTTGTTTTTCTATGGGGCAGAGC